AATTTAAAGTCTGATCCTAAGAATGTATTATTATCTCGTTCAGGAATAACAAAAGAATTAAGTTTAACAAACTGTCCAACACCCCGTCTTTCGTAAATATGGTACATACCTTCGTTTACTAGTTCGCTTGCCGTTCCGCCTATCGATGCAGGAACATTATAAACTTGCAACCAGTCATTATTTCCTTCTGCAGGAGCATTGGCCGGTCTTGGTATGCCGTCGACAATACCTTCTTGCCAGAACCAGTACTCTCCATCGAAGATATTATAATACTCTTCATTAGTAGTATCAATTGCATCAGCAGGTTTCTGAGAATCTATCAAAACACCAGTATCAAGCACAATCATTCTGCCAATGCCTTCAGACGGTAATGGCAGACTTCGTGCCTGTATTTGTCCAAATACACGGAATCCAGCAGCTGGATCGTACAATAAGTCGCCTGATCCGTCTGCTAAAAATTGTATTTCTCTGTTTTCAAGAAAGATATCACCGGCGGCCCAATCACCACTGACACCTTTTACGTATATTCTTCCACTGTCAGTGTCAAACTTTTGATAAAATACAACTTCAGCAGTACCGAAATTTGTTACGTCTTGAACAATTATTCCTACTTTTGGTTCAATTGCTACTCCACCTAAGTTTTTAGTAATTTTAAAATCAATATATCCATCCCAGATATCATAAACAGTGTGTTGTTTATTAATATCGCGAATATCTATTCCGATGTTGCTCGGATCTTTAAATGTGCCTGACAAAAACGCCGGCATCGGATTATAAAATAAATCAATTTTTGGATTATCTGGATCACCTTGTACAATCGATGCCGGTGTCAACGAATCCGTTAATTCATTTGGTGCTCTTAATACAACCAACGACGATTTAAACTCTCCAATTTCTCCTCCAGGTCCTGGAAGACCGTCGTATGTCATAACACTTAACTGACTATTTCTTGTGTCATAACTTGATGTAATTGAAGTGTCAAAATCTAAAATATTATAATATTTTCTATCAGGGTCTGCTGCACCATTTGGAACAACGTCATAATAAACTAATCCTCTACCATCATCGGAATTAGTATCTCCTACAAAGTAAGAAGTTGAAGTATTGATTCTCCAATATCCTCTCCATTCGTCATCTGCGCCAACTGCTTGTTCTGCAGGAGCAACAGTAATATATTCACCTACATATTCGCCAATTGTTGTTTGAGCAGATCCTATTACGCCAAAACTTCCGTTTTGATTTTTAATGTATATTGTTAGTGCTGCACCATCGTTAAATGTGTACGCCACTTCTCCGAAACCGCCAATTGTTTCTACTGTCTGTCCTACAAGTGGAACTGTATTTGATTCTTGTACATAAAGTATACTATCAATTTTTTCAACAATAGTATGACTGCCTGTTATTAATGCAGACGACAAGTAAGAAATATCACCATCGAACGGTTCTTTCGCAGTTAACGTTGCATTAGTCTGTTGTGCATAAGTTAATGTATTCCATTTTAATTTTAAAGTGTCTCCTATTCCAGATCCTTCATACATATCTCTCGGTGCTTTAATTAAGAAGTGATCTGTATTAAGTTGTGTAAATGGATAATCTCCTGCAAGTAATACAGGAATACGTTCGTCATCTTGATCAATAAGATCAAGATTGACCATTATTTGAGGTATAGAGCTAAAACTTCCGAATTGAATATTTGTTTCTGCGCCGTCAATATCAAGTAATGCTTTCCATAGTGAGTTTTGATATCCAACAATTGAGTTAGCTGCATAGTCTTGACTATCAACAAAATTACCTGTAAATGTAGATTTAACATTAGAAGCATCAGGAGAGCCAACTGCTAAGTATCTTCCATCATCAGATAATGCAACTGCTCCGCCAAATCTTTGTAGGTCATCTGCAAGACTTTCTTCTGGTTCAATAACTTGTACTAATTGATAAGAACTAGCATTGCCTGCTCGTGTGTAAATGAATACTTTTCCGTCTCCGTTATCTGGAGAGCCAACTGCTAATACTGTGTTCTTTCCGTTAGCAGATAATGCAGTGCCATAACTATGATCATTTCCTGGATCAAGGTTAGTAATTGTCTGTTGTAATGCAAATGCAGGATCTCTCTGAAAAACTTTCCATTCTCCGTTTTCGTCATTGTCTACCCAAAGTCGGTTAATGCCTTCTTTATAATCTTGTATTAGTTCACTACCTTCGGCGAAAGTATCAACTCTTGTACTAACTAGGATACTAATTTTACCATTAATATTTTCTGCATCTTCAGTTAATATAGCATTTGCTAATTCAATAATGTTATTAGATATCTTTTCAACTTTAAAGAAGCCTTCTAAATTAGGAATATTAAATACGCCGACAATGCTTCCTTTGTCTATATTAATGTCAGTATTATTAAGAACAAGTTCTACGTTTTCTCCAGAGGATCTTGCTTCTACAACATTAAGGTCTGTTCTTAGATGTGTATAAACATTCCAAGTTAATTTTTCGTTTCCTACCCATATAGTACTTCCGTAATCACATTGTTTAAAATCAATGTTTAAAATAGAATCATATGTAGTAACTATAAAGTCTACATCATCTGGATTAACAAATCCACTATTTTTTGTAAATGTATCACTTATATACTTTGACGGAAACGGTGCATGATTATAATCACGAGGACTTAAATATGCTTCGTAGGGCTTGATTCGATAAATTAAATCTGTTTCCTCGCCAGTAACGTTGTTTACTAGTTCAAAACTTTGTGGCTCTAAACGCATATTAAACTCGTCTAGAATATATTCAACTTCCTCAAATCCTTCGTTAGCACCATATTGTCCAACTTTAATAGCCCATTCTTCATAAAATTCTAAACTATCTTTATTTGCGCTGCTTAATACATCAAACAATTTTATTAGTGCATTTTTTGTACCTTTGTCTTGAATCATGCCTTGGTAAAATTTATACTGACTAACATCGTCGTTAATAATATTAGCAAGGTAATCTCTATTCTGATAGCCGATCAAATGCTGTGCAAACCTTTGCTGCTCAAGATCAAAGTTATCAGTATCTAAATCATAAAAGTCTGCAAACTGGTTTGTTTTATATTCGAAGTTTGGAATTAAGCCCATTTCGGGCTCTTCGTCTAAACGTACCCATTCGTTGGCGTCAAATACTTCTTTGCCGCTAATTTTGTTTCTTGCAGTGTAGAAAAACTCTTTATACTTAACAAGATCGCCTATTGCATAATCTTGCCATGACTGCCATTCATTAACTTGTGCATTATCAAATATAAATCCTGGAATATTTAAACTACCGTCCCAATCAGAAGTCCTGTAGCCCAGAACTTTAATGCGATCTTGTCTATATCCTGGCTCTTGGTCGTAAATAATATCACCAAATACTGTTTTATTATCAATAATAACTGCATGTTCTTTTTGTACTAGAGCGAGTCTAACTGCAAAAATACCATCTTCAGTTGCCTTTGGCTTAATGATAAATTCGTTTGGATTTTCTCGTGTTAATGACACGTTTTCTGGTAATAACTTTTTACCGTCGGCTTTTAATAAACTGTATCCGTAAAATGTATCGTAGATATCGTCAACAACGGCGTATTGAGAAATAAACTTAATTTGATTAGCACCAGGGCTAAGAGTAATTACTGCTCCTTCGCTCCAGTTTTGTATAGTCCAAAACATAAATTCTTTGGCGCTAGTTTTCCAATCGGAAATAAATTCATTGTTATTATCGTAAAAGTCAAATACAAATCCAACACTTTCTAAATAATTAGAATATCCTAGTAAGAAATCTACAACTTCCTGAACTGTTTCTAAAACAGTACCATAAGACATTTTACTAATTTCAGTTTTAAATTTCTTACGGAAGTGTGCTTCGCGGCCGCCGATTTCAGGAAGTTTAGGCAATTTTGCAAACTTAACCGAATCAAATGTTTGTCCACTAGTATGTAGTTCTAATGCTCTATAATAAGCATTTTCATATTCTACAATAGATCCTTGAGAATAAGTTCTGTCTTCGGTCCACGTTACAAAACTTTGCGAGATGCCGCCAACATTAATTAACGAATCATTTGTTAAAACTATTGGCTTATTATAATAAAAATATGGTTGTTGTTGATTGTATCCTTTAATAACAAAACCGTAGCTTTGTTTTTCAACTATAACACCACTATAGTAAATGTTTTCTAAAGGAGAACTTTTGTTTAAAAATATTTTATAGTTCTCTTCTGGAACAAAAACATTGCCTTGGTTTAAAGGTGTTCTTGAATCAAGAATTAATTTAAATTTATCTTTATTTGTATAACCGCCAACTTTAAAACCGATTTGATTTCCGATATTTTTTAAATTTTCTTTATATAAGTTGTAGTTAGACGTAACTGTCGAAGCCATATAATTACTAATATAATTAACTAACCCCGATGTGTAAGTTCTACTACCATCATCGTAAGAATTAGGGAATAGTAAATTATCTAAAATTAAATGATCGTTTGTACTATTATAAACTATATGACCTAAAACATTTCGTGTTTGTCTTACTCTATCAAATGCAGTTGCAAAAACACGTGATGGCTGATTAAGAACCAACGAAGTTAGCAATGCAAACGGATATTCTGAACTTCGTCTCCAAGCAGATTCAACTGGAGAATGATCACCGTATATAAAATTGAATTTAAGTTCTGTAGTATTATATGACCTAATATAACTTCCTAATACAGGGCTTAATAAGTTTCCGTCTTCGTCAACAGGCAAATGGCTTAATAATCCAGGTCTTGCATATTTTTCATTTACAACAAAGGATGTACCAGGTTGTCTAATAATACCGTCTCGAATATCTTCCCACATTAACAAGTTATTACTTGTATAAGGTGCTGATCCGTACTGTTCATCCCACCATGTTGGCTTAATAGTAAAGCCTAGCATTTCCCATGGATGAGTATGTGGACGGTCAGTGTCGTAAGCATGTTTATAAACTCCACGCCACCAGCCGCTTACATTATTCTCGCTAGGATCTGTCATGCCTTGATGATTAAATGTAAAGGTATTTTCTCTAAGAAAATCAACATTAGTTGTATAATCTGTATCTACAAGTTGTAGCCATTGTACAAAGTCAGAAAGCATTGCTTCGTCAATTTGGGTATTTGACAAACCAGTATTTCTATGTTCTGACGGCAAATAATCATGAATATTAAATATATCCTGGTTGTATTCTACTTTAATATTATTATAGATACGCTTTTCTAATTCAATAATTAAATCATCTCTGTAATCACCATATGCTAATACAATACTACCATCGTGTCCCTGAATTACTTCTTGTGGTTCTAAATAGGTGTCGTCGACAAATTTAACAGGTTCATACTTAGGGTATAATCCTAGTTTAGTCGGTGTCTCCGGAACAAAGCTGCCGTTGGTTGTTTCGTATTCGTATATCTCAATTACATCGCCAATGTTTTTAGATACTGTAATAATTACAAATCCTTGATTGTTAAACGTATAATCTTTGTTATGTATAAGCTGTACACCGTTTAAGTACACTTGCACTGATTTATCCGACGGAGCAGTTAAATCAAATGCTTCAGATAGTGCAAAGAAATTATTATCTGCATCTTCTACTTCAACTGTTGACTTTTTAGCAGCACCAGTGGGTACCATATCTGAAAAGTAGAACGGCATTGAATTTGTTTTATCTCTATTCATTGTTGACATGATTAAATCAACATGATCTTTTACCGGTCCGTCGAACCCTAAATTATATGATGTTTGTAAAAATAATCTTTTAAACTTACCGTATTCTCTTCTAGCATATTTTAAAGACGAAATTATATTTGACTCTTTACTTAATAAATGATACAATGCAATATTAGTAGGAGACGAATGTCTTACAATTCTTTTACCGTAAGAAGAAATATTTCCTAAATCTCTTAAATTGCTTATTCCTGGGTATAATCCTGAAAATGTTTCAACTTCTTCAATTATAGTACTAACATGATCATTTACTTCGCCTAAAGTTAATTCAGAAACATTTTTGTTTAATGGGTTTCTTTCTAAGTTCATCGGAATTTCGTATATTCCGTTATCATTTTTCTTAGCAGACGATCTTGTTTTAATTAAAATTATATCACCTATGTTTAATGGTCTTATAAAATTAATAATGCTATTGTTTTGTTCGTCAACACTTATCGAATAATCAACACCTTCAAATAGTAATTCATTATTAAGTAAGACTCTGATCCATAAGTCGTCAATAAGACCGCTTTGATCATACACATCAATAGTGTAAAATGTTCTAGTATTATCAACTTCGTATTGACGTATAACAGACTGATTACTCAGCCATTCTGCTTTGGTCCAGCCGTTAACGTTTTCAAAAGTAGACACTCCTGAATACTTTCTTAAATATCCTGAATTTACGTTTATTTCTATTACATTTGTATTTGCAGCAAAATATGTAAACGTGTCTGTCAATAAATCAAAATTAAATGTAATATCTCCTATATTTTCAATACTTCTATACGAGATAGGAAATCCTAATATAGTATCATTTGACCCTGTACCTTGTTTATAAGAAAATAACTTTGTACCAGTAAAAGTACTAGAACCGTAAACATCTTGATTTGAAAAACTTACTCCGTCTTTATCAAAAATATCAAATAGCGGAGACTGATTAATGGTTGTTTTATCTTGTGCTAGTTTCCAAGAAGTTCCGTTGAACCATAGCATCTTTCCTCTATATGCATTACCTTGCTTACAAAGTATCGTTTCATTTTCCACCGGAGTCGTATCCGAAGTTTCCTGGAGAGTTATTTGTCTAGTGTTATTAAATGTAATAAATTTAACTTCGTAAATTTTTCCGTTAACTTGTACATCGGTGTCAGCAGTAAACAATACTCGCATGCCGTTAGTTAAGTCTACGCCGTCAACATTATAACCTTGAGAACCTTCAACTGTTGAAAATACATCTTTTGTAAAATCGTCAATAAGGTCAATATTCTGTTTTACACGAGTGCCAAAATTAAATAATTTAAGATTAGGTGAAAATTCTATAATAGGGCGTGTTGCTCTTTGTAGTTGATCTAACTCAGGATCTTGACCGTTAATTTTTTCTGCTGTTTCAATTACACTTTTGTGAAACCATCTGTTGTACTTAGACCAAAGATTGCCGTCTTTACTTGCTCTATTAATAGTAATATAATCTTTGTTAATAGGGTATCCAATTGCTTCGTCATACGGTAGTCTATCAAATCCTTCGTTATCAAATTCAACTTGCAAGTCTTGTGTAAAGGAACTGGGAACGTTTAATTCATCTTCCGAAATTAATTTAATCTCAGATCCAACTCCTTCAACATACCAAGATCCTTTTGCATACTTTTCAGGAGTAACATTTCCTTGGAAAAAGATCTTTGTACCGTTTGACAAGTTTACATTAGAACTAGTTGTATAAGTTTTTTTACCTAAAATTTCTTCTTCAACATTAATAAAACTTGCTTCTTCGATATCTTTAACTCGAATAATTCCGCTAGCAAATATGTCGTTGTCAGACATATAATAAACAATATCAGGAGTTTCGAAATCTAAAGTAACTTCAATAGTTCCATCTTCGATACTTTGTTGCGAAACTTGACTTACAAGATTAAACGTTGTATCTAAGTCCCAAAAAGTTTCATCAAAAGTAGTACCTGAAAGATGTTCTCGGTTTGAAATATAAACCGTACCATTAAATAATACAGTTTCGCCTAGATAATATGTACTTTTTCCAACCCACTTACTTGCACTTTGCTTAGAAGTCCTAAATGATAAAGGATTTCCAGGAGCATTAATTTCAAATTTATAAGTTATACCCCTATATAAAGTTAATTCTGGATTTTGTGTTTGCCCGTCTGGTGTAAACACATAACCGTAGTTGTCTCCGTTATCGACTACTTTAACAGTATATACACTTTCTACATCAATACTTTGTCCTGCAACAGGAATTTCTTGGGGACCGTTCGGTAGCCAGTAATATTCGCGGAAATTAACAAATTTATCCCAATCAATATGAGGTTGCCAAGAATAAAACTCTTGTCTGTTGAGCAGATTGTGATCACTAACATCTCCGCCTAAACTTTTTATTTGATTAATGTAATCAGTGTAATCGCCGTAAAAATTTACATTATCAAGTGTGTCTTTAATTACCGCAGCTGGCTCTAATTGATACTCTTCTCTGTCTTTACTTACATCGCCAATATAAAAGTCGCCTACTTTAAACCCTTTAGCTTGTTTTCTGCCGTAATAACCGTTAAGTTTTTCGGCAGTTCCAGGCTGTATTAATTGGTCAATAGTACTAGCTAAGAACTTTTTGTTAACATTAGTTCTAAAATATCTAGGAAGGTGCTCTGCACTTCTTCGACGCGGTTTCTTATCGCCGCCTGGTAATGGAAATTCATTCTGATCGTCGTCGTATGCCATTAGTAAGTTAGGCCTCCACCATTTGATGTATTATATGTGCTACTAGTAATACCTGTAGAGCTGTTTTCTACAGAAGTAACAACATTTCCTGATGCTTTTAGTCTACTAGCAGTAATACCGTCTATAATATCAATATCACTAACAGTTGCTCCGCTAATAAAAATTTCATCAGATTCTGATTTAATTTCGTATAATGATCCAAAACTTTGATCATCTTGAACCGGTACTATAACAAATGTTACTAGGTCCGGCGACAAATTATTCATTACAAAACTTGCAAGTTCAGAGAAATAAAATGTATCCCCAAAATCCCAATTTTCTAATGCAAAAAATCTATTAATTGCACTAACAACATTTGACTTTAGTTCGTTATCATTGATAACTAAGTCTGTGTTCTTAACTAATTTAAATCTTGCTTGCAAATCTGATTCTGCCTTGTCTCCAAAAAGTACTTTGTACTTAACTGGATGATAAATGATTTCGTCGCTAAGTGATTTAACTTTTCCTAATTCCGAAGCATAGCTAATGTATAAATCATCACTACTTGGAGGTAGCGGCTTTGTACTTCTAGATCCTTCAAGCCATAGTCTATATTGAGTGTCGTATCCTCTTGTTAACAAGTAAGTATCGATTATATTACTTGCACTTGGATCAATTCTGCTGTCTTGATCAGCAGCATGTACATATTGGAATTTTAGTGCATCTCTGCCAATCTTTGCTTTGTAGTCTGTATTAATAGACAGTGTGCCTGTAGACGAATCTAATACTTCAAAAATATCTTCTTGCAAATAGTAAAATAGTTGTCCATTATCGTATTGACTTAGTGCTCCGACACTTGCCTTACTATTAAATGTTTGTACATTTATAGAATCTTTTGACACATAAACAAAATCATTAATGCCGTCTACTGTAGTAATTTTTTGTAAGAAGACTAACTTGTCTAATGGATTTACAGTTTCTGCAACAAGCTCTTTAAAAATTTCTGGATTATCAACAACACCGTCATCGTCTTCGTCAAAGAAACTTACTTGTATTTTTTTAGAATCTACATATCCTTCAACGTCTCTATATTCTTCTACAATTTCCCAAAGAAAATTATTATTGAACGCATTAGATGAGTCAGGCTGTGTATTAATATTTAAAACATTAATTTTATCTTTAACAATTTTACCAGTTTTATTATTATAAATCTTATCACTAGAATCATAGTAAAATCTAATTTCATTGTCGCTTTCAAAAATATATCTCATTGCTCGATATGTTATTGTGTATTTTTCACCGTCAGTATTAAAAAGTAATAACCAGCTTGAATCTAATTGCTGATTAGTACTATCGCCTGTTTTACCTGTTGAAAACGCACTAGAAGTATTTAAATTGTTTTCTGAAATAACACGCCATTGTCCTCGATTTTGATCATATCTTAAACCAAATGTTTTGTAAGAAAATATTTGATCTACAACTTGTGCTTTTACATCGGCTGTAAGTGCTGTCGGCAATGCTGTACGTATTTCTACTAACAATGCACCTTGAGGGATAACATCATTAAATGTAATTGGTCCGGAATTGTCTGATAATAGTTCTACTCCATTCCCAGATACGTTAATTACTTTTACCCACTTGTACAGCGTTCCACCTCTAAAATCAGGAGACCCTGCTTCTAATTTGCCATTTAAAAAATGAAATCCTGCAGGAGCTTCGAATCGTAGTAAAGAATTAAGTTTAACAAACTTCATGTTCGAGCCAGTAAATGATCCTACCTTAACACTAACTCCGTTTGGATTTTCAAAATATCCAGTTGAAATATTAGTACCTGTACTAGATTGTATCCACGATGAACCTAAGTCTTCTACTAATAACTGTGGGAACTTATCATAATAATAATTTCTAATTTTAATGCTTGACAAAATAGGCTCGATATTATTAACAATAGAACCTTCAATGTCTGTTAAATTTTCAAACGTAAAACTAGTTTTTAAATTTAGATAGTCTTTATAAACTGCTCCGTCAACACCAAATAAATTTGTTGTAGAATATTTTCCTGTTGCGTCAATAAGATCAAAGTATCGTGAAATGCCGCTTGAAGTTCTATTAACTGATTTTGCCTTAACAACTTCTTGACTTACTGTTAGAGGACCTATTTGATAGTCTTCTGCGGTAATCATTCTGTTCTGAGTGTAGTAAGTTGCAGGTGCATTCGCTTTAATGTTTGCACTACTTTCACTTACAGTTGCATTGTCAACTGTGTATTTTAACTCAAATGTCAATGTAATAGTTTCTGCTTTTCCACTTTTTGACACATAAGGAATACGTATACTAATTCCTTTCATGTCGTCTGGAGTAATTACTAATCTTTGATTTTTACTAGATCTATAATACGCACGGAAATTACCTTGAGGAAGATTACCAAACACGCCATCACTAAAAATTAGACTGATTCTATCTTCAATACGTGTTAACACGCTATAAATATTTCTAATACCTCTATTCAAACTATTATAGATAACATTATTGCCTTCAACTGCATCTACTTTAGACCATAGCTCTTGCTCATTTCCTAAGCTATCAAGTTTATATAACCAAACATCACTTTGGTTAACATTTGTAGCATCGATAGCAACTACTTGATTAGTAGACGGATTACTGATATTGAATGTTCCTTGGTCTAGCGAACCTTGTCTAAAGTGGCAAAAAAATCCTGTATTAGAACTCGCTACGCCGCGGCCATCCTCTCTGTACAAAAACGCAAAATTGTTTCCAGGAAACGGTGCTTCTTCTTCTATTTGGCTTTCTGTAATATTTGTAGAAACAATTTCAAATAACGAAGTTTTTCCGTCTATAGTTTTAGTAAAGCTATAAGCAGGAATATCATTATTTGTACTATTGTATCTATATTGTTCGGTAGGAATGCCGCCTATAATTTCTCTTTTATTAGGTCTTCCGAATGTTCCGTTAACAGGCAACGCAGCATTCATTACCCTAATATACTGCTCGTACCAATCAGGATTACTTGGATCATTCCAGACAATAGTTTGATTTTTTAAATTAATATTATTAGAATCTATAATTTCTTGTGTTGTCGAAACGGCACTAATTTTTAACAAGCCGTTTGCTGCTTGATTACGTTTAGGATTGTAGGAAAGCAATCTTGCTAAACGTAGTACACTTTCACGGCGCTCTGCTAATTCTAAGTAGTTTTCTCTTGCATTAAGATCAATACGGAAAGCAATATTTTGCCCAAGGAACGAAATAAGATCAATCAGTGCCAGGTATTCTGAACTCTCTAAGTAATCGTTAAAGTCTTCTGGATAATTCTCACGTAAGTAAGAAATCATTGTACGTCTTAGATTATCAAAATCATAAGACTTAAAATCAGCATTTCGAAAAGACTGATATACACGTTTCCAATCTTCTGCTAGTAATAATCTATTTTGTCTATCTGTTGATGACATTTTTTGCTTTCCTCGTTATAGTGTATTTATTTGATATAGAAAAGTGCGTAGTTAATTCTTACGACAAAAATCCAGCTTCTTCATCAAATTTCATACGCATTGATTCTGAAATATTATACGGCAAATATGTCAAAGTACATTCAACTTGTATACCGCTTTCATAACTATCTACTGTAATATTATCTACATTAACCCTTGGATCATAGTTAATGATAGCCGATACGTTTTTGATAATCGCATCTTGTAGTCTGGGTGTCAACGGTTCAAAAAGAATGTCCCAAATAATTGTTCCAAATTCAGGATTACTTAACTTTTCTCCTTGACGTATGTGGAAATGATTTATAATATCTTGTTTAATAATTGCAATATCATATAGTACCCAGTTTGTAGCGTCTGGGTTTACTGTTGATATTCCTCTATAAGCCCTACTTTCAGGTACAGATTCGGTTTTATTACCTGCCGAAACGTTGACTTGTTTATAAATGTTTTTTTCTAATGTACTCATTATGTATTTACCCTAGCTAATCTTGTACGGAAGTTTAGAAGTCTACTTGATGCATTTTGAAGTGCTGGTTCTATTTGCCCTACTGCATTTTCAATATTTTGTCTAAGTTCACTTGAACTAACAACATTATCAATTTCTCTAACTAATTCTTGTGCGGCTGGAAAACGTATAGCTCCAAAATCAACTGAGCTCGTTAACTGCGAAACATTCGGTATTGTTATTCCTTCACTGATAGCCCTAATACCTTCTTGCATTGCAGATGTTAACGACGACGCTGCTGATGTTAAAGATTCTTGCAACGGTGTTCTTAATACACCTGTAGTAGTTGCTTCGTCAGTGGCTGTTTCATCACCAGGAGTTGGAGTTTCAGCTTCTGGTGGCTGCACTGCTGATGATTCTTCGGATGACCTAGTTGTGCTTTGTCTAAATGTATCGGGATGATTTTCTTCTTCTCCATCATCAATATGTAAATTTTCATGGCCGTCCCACGGTTCATGTTCTGGAACACGTTGTGCTTCTATTGCTTCTATTGCTTCTGTTGGCGCTGTTGGCTCTGGGCCATTTTGTTCAATAGTTCCCTTTGTAGTATGAGATCCTGCCGTCCAATGAGTGTTTGCAGCAGTCGATCGTGTATCTCCGCCCGACACTAAATCTAAATTTGCAGATGTTGTAATTTTACCATCTGCACCAGCTAGTAATTCTATGTTGGCGCCACTTGATTGATAAATGTTGGCGCCAGCTTTCATGTGAATATCTGCACCAGCTTCAAAATACATATTGCCGTCAGCTTTAAAATTCATATTTGCTTCAGAATGGATGCTTACATCACTTGCTGCATAAATGTCTACTTTGCCGTTGCTAGTTAATTCAATCCAAGTTGTTCCTTTTGCATTTGCAATGTAGATTAAATCCTCAGTGTTGTGCATTAAAATTTGATGACCTGTTCTAGTTTTTAATCTTACTAATTCGTTATGAGGAAGAGTTGGATCGCCTCCTTCTTCGCCTCCTTCAGCATTTACATATACCGGTGCTGCGCCATCTGGGCCGCCTGCAGGTTTTGTTCTTAATATACTAGGATCGCCGTCATCAAAAACTAAACTACTTCCGCCAAGTCTATTATGTGCAACAATGCCACTAGCAAACTGTTCGCCGTATCTAACACGAGGTGAACCTTCTCTTCGATCTTGAGGACCTGGACTACTAATACCAAACACTGTAGACGGAAGTTCTCTTCTAGCAGAGCTTGTTGTTAATCCTCTAGTATTGTCGCTATCAAGTCCTTGAGTTTTTAAAACTTCAAGTGCATCTTGATCAACTGGTTTAATAAATTTTGTTGCATTTCTACCTTCAGCAGTTTCAGTTCTTTTATTATATTCTGTAACTGGTAATTTTTTAGTATCGTCTTCACTATTATATGTTGTTGTGCCATTTCCTGGAAGCATAAAATTCATATAGTCTTCCATTACACAACCTATCCAAAATCCACGGCCGCCTTCTGCAAAAATAACAAGAACTTTAGTACCTATATCTGGTGGTACCATCCACATACCATATGAACGCTGACTAAACTGATGTCCTTCGTTTTCAGTAGTTCCTTCGTACGGCGTTGTACCGTAAAAAGGAGATAGATAACTTACACTATATAATTGTCCAGGAGTATTAGTTGAATTACCCGAACCCGATGATGTTAATAATTCAACTTCTAAAGAACCCATATATTTGCTATCTAAGTGATTTCTTACAATCGCAACATACGGACCCGGTTTAAACTCGTTAGAGACTGACTCGGCTATACTTCTTTCGGACTGGTTAGAGTTGTTTCTATCTGTTGACATATTAGAATCCTACGTTAGCTCCGTTAGCTCTTGCATTTTTAACTGCCGCTATTCTATTTGACTCGTTAATTCTTTGCTGTCGCAAAATTGCATCGTCATAAACTGGCGGCTGTGTTGGTCCTTCGTTTAGTGCATTATTTAAATCATCTTGAGGCGGAGCACTTGAACCTTGACTTGCTTGGCCGCCGGTGCCGCCTTGGCTATCAGTTAATGCATCGTTTAGAGGATCTTCTCCTGCAAATGTTCCAGCAGGAGTAGTAGGCGTTTGTGAAATAGCTGCGGCGCCGCCGCCTTCGACTACGTTTTCTGTACCTTGACTCGGTGCGTCTGATGTAGTATCTGTTTCTTGATTTCTTCTTCTAATCATATCAAGTTCTTGTGTAAATGTATTTGACGAAAATTTATTTCTTACAAATAATACTTGATATAATCCACTAAATGCGCCTACAGGCTGAGTTCCTAATCCTGGAAATTCCATCATTCCTGTAGTATTATTGATATCTAACGGAGTTCTAAAATTTACTAGCACATCTACTTCGCCATACTGATAGTCCACTGTGCCGTCTGCTGTAATATTAGACGAGCCGGCTACCTCGGATGCATTATAATTTCCCATGCCGCTGTCTGCAATGTAATAAGGATCTCCCCAAATTTCCATTGTAGCAGTAACTAAGTCAACATCGCTATTAACAATAGCATCGTTAAACGCTCTAGCAATTTGTGTTTGAGGCGAATTAAATCCACCGCCGCCCAATTGTCCAGAATTTGGTCCATTTGATTGTCTAGATTGTGAAGTACCGGAGGATGATATATTTTCAGAGTTTCCTTCGTTTTGTGTAAACACTGGTTCTGCTAATGCCGCTGATAACGAATCACTTCCTGCTGTTTTAGAATTTGCTGTTAGTTGTCCAAAATCACTTTGTATGGCACTAAAGAAAGCAGTATCGAGTTGTATATCAAAATTTAGAATATCGTCGTTTTTACCTGTGTAGATATAATTATATTCTTTCATTGCTTGTCGTTTAAGTGCAGAAATACCAGGTGTAACTTGTGTAGGTGAGCTAATTCTAGACACATTTACTTCATAAGGTATGACTCTATATACATAGATTTTTGGAACATATCCAGTTGCATCTACATTAGCATTATCTGGAACATTATATACATCTGCTTCTATTTTAAACCAAGTTTTCATTCCAGTTTCATTAGGCGTTTGTGTTGCAAACTGTCTACCATGCTCAGAAAGAAGAATAATTTCTTCAATCATATCTTGAACTCTTGCTCCTGATTTAAATTTAACTCTTCTATTATTATCACTAATTGTAATATTACCTCTAGAAAATGTTCCAGGGTTGTTTGTATCTTGCGAAAATGCAGGCCTACCAAATGCTTGCTCTCCAGATTCGAGATAACTTCTAGCAATCTGACTTCTGCCAATACTATTGACATTTTCAGACTTTTCTGCAAAGTCTCTAATACTTTCGCCTAATTTACTTCTTCGTACAACAATACCTAGCACTTTGCTCATTTCTGCATCAAAGTCTGCTGGGACTTGACCGTTTTGTATACCGGATATTTGTTCATATAACTGTTGTCGTCTATTAGATGATATTTCTCTCGAGCCGCCACCATCTGAAGATCCGGATGTTTGTGTAGTTGCACCATCTGCATTTTCTGTCGAACCAGCAAGCCTTTCAGTTGCAGAGCTTCTAGAATTAGGAAATAATATAATGTATTGGTCAGCTGTTGATTTTTGTCCTGCATTTTTAAGTTCTAATTCTCTATTGTTTAAAACAGTTGCTAAACTTTCTGCTCCAGTTTGCAACATTTCAACAATAGTTCCACCTTTAATGTCTACATCGGTTTTTGCTGATTGTACTTCATTAGCAAATGCCTGTTCATGCCACGGTATTGCTTCAATAGAATATACACTTCCTTGCTCTGTAACATTAAATGTAATATTTGTAAATTTTAAAGGGAACATTCTTCTAGTAGCAGGAATGTTTATTGGAAAACCGTCGTCGTCCCACCCTATAAATTCTAAGTATAAAAGATACGGTGCTTCAAGATAACTTTTATATCCTGCTTCAAGGGCTGCTGCCATCAACGATTGTAAAAATAATCCCATTGAATAAGGCTCATTAACTTCAAACGTTAATCGAGTAGCATTAGTTTGTTTTGTTTTTGGATTAGGAGCAATAATTGTTTCTACTTCAACATTATCGATAAAGTATTCTGCCTTTATTCCTTTTTCAAGTTCATAAGCTGTTTGTACTTTATTACTTCCAGTTCCGCCGCTTTTTAAAATAACAATACTAGGTCCATTTTTTCTATAGGTATCATCAGGATGATTAACTTCGTTAGTTGATAATGCTCCTAGTGTAAAAATGCAATTATAAGTGTTATACTTGCTTAAAGGATTTTCTAGTGGGCCGCCGGTGTACTGTATACCCATCGATTGCGCAACTTCAGCTAATGAAGTACTACTACTGCTGTTCGAGCTGCTGCTGCCTCTTCCGCCGAATAAATTTGTAAGAGGAGAAAAAAGACCTTCTACAGCACCTTTAATATCACTTACTGCACCTTCTACTGCACTATTAATACCGTTAGTAATAATGTTTGAAGATTGTGTTATAGTTTCGTTTAAAGCGTTTTCTAAATCGTCGCTAAAGTCATTAACGCTTTGGCCAACTTGTCTTGCTCTTGCTTGTAAATTTTGAATATTCAAAGCCATATATTAAGTTCCTAACTTAGAACTGATATTACGACCTTTAGGAAGATAAATTTTTGTTCCAGGAACAAAATCGTATACAGGATCTTTTAGTACATTCATATTCCTCTGTGCAAAAACCCACCATAGTTTGTGTGTACCGTAAAGGTCATATGCAAGTAAATCTGGTCTCTGATTGTATTGAGGTTCTATTTCGTATAGAATATCGTCGTTTTCTGCAGGTACAGGACGAATTGATAATACATCAAGATACTGACCATTCTTTATCTTTGTCTTGTTCCAAGGACTTGTATTATCATATCTTGCCATTATAGGTATCCTGCCTGATCATCTAAAATATATCCACCTGATACAAATGTATCAAGACTAAATCTATTAACCTTGTCTCTGCTGTATTGAGGCACAAGTGCTATGGATATTTCCGAATTTGTCGGTGCCCAAGAACCATTAAACCCTATAGGAGTTTGTATATAATCAACCTCTGGCGGTAGTGTAACGTTAAAAGATTGTACAATTACTGGAACATTATTAAAAACATAATCTCCATATCCATTTAGTTTTACAACCGGAGGAGGACTTCCTGCATTAGAGCTTTGACCATATGCCATTTTTGTTATTGATTTTAAGTAATGTACTGCCGCTATCCAATATTCTGCTTCTCTCGAATTTTCAACTGTAAATTGTCCTGTAATTGTAAACTGATCCACTTGAGAGCCTTCATACAAATGAAACGGATAATTACTATGTACCGGTGATATTTGCGAATACCTTGCACTGTGAGTTATAAAAATGTTAGGAGTATAAGGAAAAACCATAGAATTGTTTGTTTCTATAAGGGGTTTTAAAAGTGTACTGTCTGTAAAATAGCTTAAAGGAGGCATTGATAATCTAACACGCCAATCAGTTTCGCTTCCAGTGTCCCAAGACGCTGCTGTAATATTCTTATCAGATGGATTCGCTCCAGGAAGTATATTAACTGCTCTTAAGGCTTTTCCAATGTTAGTATCTGCAACATCTTCTAATAAGTTTTGTTTTGCACGTTCAACTAGCCTAGTTCCCCAAGAACTAGAATCTGAACCAACTGTGTTGCTTCTTCCTTGTTGAGGATTGTTTGCCATTTTATATTCTCCTATAACATTATTTAGTTGACTTTTTTATGTGCGTATATTATAATAGTACAAATAACCATGGAGCCATAATGAGAAAAGTAAATTACTTAAACAACAAAGACATTTTAAAAGAAATACACAAATCAAAAAGCACGTTTTGTAGTTTTGTAGATCCAACGTATAACCAATATGATATTATTTTAACAGACCTTGATAAAATAAACATTAGAACTATTGCAGAAGCAAAACGAAATAAAGCAAAACGTCTTTCTCAAGCAGAATTTGAAAGACGTAAACTTGCGGGAGAGAAGATAAAACAAGCAGACTGCGAAATACCATATACAAAAATTACAAAAGAAGAATTAATTTTTCGTGTTATGACATATGATCATATTCCAGAAGAGCCAGGGCGTAAAAAGAACCCAAAGACTGTAGCAGATACTAAGACAAAACTTAATTTTCCTCCGTTTCAGCATTATAAATTTAACGACAACGATGAATTAGTTTGTGTAGGCAAATCGCACTGGCAAGGCGGGATGGAGAATGGACATTTTGATCTCAAAGCAGGCAAAGCGACAAACGAACTTGCTAAGATGTGGATGAAATTATGCGAACGATATGCCACTCGCGGTAATGTCCGTGGTTATACCTATAATGACGAAATGAGGGGACAAGCAATTCTCCAACTCGCACAGATTGGACTACAATTTGATGAGTCAAAATCCAATAATCCTTTTGCCTATTACACTGCTGCTGTTACTAACTCTTTTGTCCGTATCATTAATATTGAAAAACGGAATCAAAATATACGTGATGACATATTAGAAATGAACGATTTATCTCCTAGCTATACTAGACAACATGCGGGCGAATGGGAAGCTGCAATAAGACGAGAAAAAGATTCAAAAAACAGTTGACTATTATAGCAATAGATTGTATTATAGTATAAAATAATAGAGGATTATATTTTGTTTAAGAAAGCTGCGGTGTTTACAGACATCCATTTTGGTTTAAAGGGCAATAGTCGTGTACATAACGACGATTGTGAAGAATTCGTTGATTGGTACATCGAACAAGCGCAAGCAAATGGATGCGAGACAGGAATTTTTTGTGGCGACTGGCACCACAATCGCAACAGTCTTAACCTAACAACTATGGATGCTACTATTCGTAGTTTAGAAAAATTAGGCAAAGCATTTGACAAATTTTATATGTTTGTAGGCAATCACGACTTGTACTACAAAGACAAGCGTGATGTTTCGTCTACTATTTTTGGAAAACATATAGAAGGCATTACATTTGTAGATGAAATGTACGAAGAAGAGGACGTTTGTCTTGTTCCTTGGTTAGTGGGGGAAGAATGGAAGAAGATTGAAAAAATTAAAGCCAAATATATGTTTGGACACTTTGAACTTCCTAGTTTTTACATGAATGCAATGGTGCAAATGCCCGATCACGGCGACTTACGTCCGCAACACTTTGTAAATCAAGACTATGTATTCAGTGGGCACTTTCACAAACGTCAAGTGCAAGGTAAAGTACATTATATCGGCAATGCATTTCCGCACAACTATGCAGATGCATGGGATGATGAACGTGGTATGATGATACTTGATCGCGAAAATAATAAAGAGCCTGAATACATTAACTGGTGGAACTGTCCTAAGTATCGCACAGTTAAACTTTCGCAACTACTTGATCCTGAAGCAGACATCATTAAGCCTAAAATGTATCTTCGTGCAACAATAGATTTACCTATCAGTTACGAAGAAGCACAATTTATCAAAGAAACATATATTTCACAACACGGATGTCGAGAAATTACACTAATTCCGCAAAAACAAATTGAAGAAATTAGTACAGAGCTAGATATTAGTACATTTGAAAGTGTTGATCAAATTGTATCTAAGGAAATTACAGCAATCGACAGCGAAAACTTTAACAAAAAAATGTTGTTAGACATTTATAACGAGCTATAATATGATTAAAATCAAGGATTTAACAGTTAAGAACTTTATGAGCGTGGGTAATCAAACTCAAGCCGTAGACTTCAGTAAAGAAAAGTTAACACTAGTACTAGGAGAAAATCTCGATCAAGGCGGAGACGATGCAGGGAGTCGTAATGGTACAGGAAAAACTACTATTATTAACGCACTGTCATATGCTCTTTACGGAACTGCATTAACAAACATTAAACGCAACAACCTTATTAATAAAACTAATAGTAAAGGTATGGTTGTTAGTCTCGACTTTGAAAAAGACGGTAGTCAGTATCGTATTGAGAGAGGACGCTCGCCTACTTTCTTTAAGTTCTTTATTAATAACGAAGAACAGATCGAAGACGAATCGCAAGGAGATAGTCGCAAGACACAAGAATACTTAAATGATTTACTAGGCATGTCGCATGATATGTTTAAGCACATTGTTGCATTGAATACATATTCTGAACCGTTTCTTGCAATGCGTACTAACGATCAACGTGCTATCATTGAACAACTACTTGGTATTACTATACTATCTGAAAAAGCAGATATCTTAAAAGAACAAGTACGTCAAACAAAAGATGCTATTACACAAGAAACACTAAAGATTGAAGCAATACAAACTGCTAATAGCAAGATCGAAACTACTATTGTTAGTTTGCAAAACAATCAACGTGCCTGGATTGCTAAACGTAATAATGATGTACAAAAATTACAGTCAGGAATTGACGAATTAGAACATCTAGACATTGAAGCTGAACTTGATGCGCATGAAAAATTACAAAATTGGAATGAACATAATAATGCAATTTTGGCTCTTAAAAAGGAATTAAGTACTTTGGAGCCAGCACTATTACGTGCTGACAAGTCTGTAGAAAAAGCACAAAAAGATATCTCAAATCTTGACGATGCTACGTGTTATACGTGTGGTCAAGAACTACATGCAGATAAAAAAGCTGAGATTGCAGAGCGTAAATCTAAAGAATTAGAAGATGCATTAGCATATCAAAAAGAAATTACTACCAAAGTAAAAAACGTTGCTGTTGATTTAGATTTAATCGGTGATATCAACGGACGTCCTAACACATTTTACGAAACTGCTAAAGAAGCATACGAGCATAGACAAAACGTTGATAGTTTGAAGCAAGCATTACAGTCAAAGCAAGACGAAGCTGATCCTTATCAAGCACAGATCGACGAGTTAAACACAAGTGCAATGCAAGAAATTAGTTGGGAGCCAATTAATGAGCTTACAACTTACAAAGAACATCAAGAATTTTTGCTTAAACTGCTTACAAACAAAGATAGCTTTATTCGCAAGAAGATTATTGAACAAAACTTAGCATATCTAAACAATAGACTTACATATTATCTTGATAAACTAGGACTTCCACATCAAGTTGTATTCCAAAACGATTTGAATGTTGAAATTACACAACTTGGTCAGGACCTAGACTTTGATAACTTGTCAAGAGGCGAACGCAATAGACTTATCTTAGGATTAAGTTTTGCATTCCGTGATGTTTGGGAAAGTCTGTATCAAAATGTTAACCTATTATTTGTCGACGAATTGATTGATAGTGGCATGGATACTGCTGGTGTAGAAAGTTCATTAAGTGTTTTGAAAAAATTTGCACGTGAACGAGATAAAAACATCTTCTTAATCTCGCACAAAGACGAACTAGTAGGCCGTGTTAATACAATTTTAAAAGTTGTAAAGGAAAACGGCTTCACAAACTATGAAAACGATGTTGAATTTGTAGAATGATAGACGACGATATACATGACAAATTAACTAAAGCATACTTAGAATACTTTAAGGCAAATGAGGCATACGAATCTCGTAAAAGTCATCGAACACACGCATCTAGTAGACGTTGGTTGCGTGAAATTCGTAAACTTGCTAAAGAACGTATGGAAGAAATACACGAATCGTATCAAACCAAAAAAGAGGCAGAAAAAGATTAGGCACTGGTAAGTATACTCATGCAGTGGACTTACCGAGGTAAAACAATTGACACAATACCAGACGAGTATGAAGGCTTTGTTTACCTTATCACAAATACCACTACAGGCCAAAAATACGTAGGCAAAAAACTAGCAAAATTTAAAACCACTAAGCCACCTCTAAAAGGCAAGAAAAATAAAAGACGAGGCTACAAAGAAAGCGACTGGAGAACATACTACGGTAGTTCAGACAGACTAAACGCAGACGTAGCAGCACTAGGCGAAGAACACTTTACAAGAGAAATATTATATCTTTGTAAAGGCAGAGGCGAAATGTCTTATATAGAGGCAAGAGAACAGTTTGACCGCAGGGTACTCGAAACTGATGAATACTACAATGGTATCATTAATGTTAGAGTCGGTGGATCAGACAAACTCAAACAGGCATTGCTAGAACATCACATCCAGGCAAAACAATCCAACACATAAGGTTGGCGGGCCAGTTTAGAAATACCGCTGTGGAAAAGGCTAGGGTGATACCTGCACACGTAACATACTGATCGACTACCCAGAGGTAGGAAGCCATCAAACAAATTGGGCTCACAGGTTGGTATAGATAGCATGTTGGCTGTCGAAAAACTGCACATTACACATAAAAACTCTTTAGCAATAGGAACGAAGCGAGAGGTAATGTACTACACAGAATGCATAAACCAGCTTTATGTTTTCTTTATAGTACATATGTCGACGTAGGTTGGGAAAGGTCAGAGCCCATTGTGTAGCAGTATAACAAACACCTACTTCCAATGTCTCGGCTGGTGGCGAACTCACATGAAGCTATTTTTGAGATTAGATGGGACCGTAACAGGTTCCGTCTGACTGAAACAATCTACATGAAACTTAAACATTATTACTTCGTAATAATGCATCTTCATATAATAAATCATTTCTATTAAACATAATTAATTACGAAGTAAGTAGTTTGAGCGATAGCGAAAACTTAATTCGCAAAGCGAATTACATAAATATACTTAATAAACGTGAGAATGGTATTCGAAATGAAAGTATTTGACATTATTAATGAAACTAATCTAAATGAAAATCCGATAAGTGGTTTGCCTGGATGGAGTATTGCTAGAGATCCTGACAATATGTGGGTAGCTCGTGATGCTGATGGTCAAGAAAGGGCCAGAGGCAGAATACGCGGTAGTGTAGAAGGCGATGCTAGGAGGGTTGCTGCTAATGCTCCTGCTTCGAGTCGACAATCTGGTCAATCAGACGGAGACACTAACGCTGATAGTACTAACAGAAAACAAATTCCTGATGGCGGCAATTTGCCAGAAGCTGAAAAGAGAAGTCTTTACAAAAAAGTAAAAGATTTTTTAAAAGCCGGCGGCAAAGCTACCCTTGGCAAAGCAGGCGGTACACTAACTGCTGTAGTTTTAAATGCTTTAAATATTAAAGATGATTTTGATATGTTAATTGATCAGTATGTTCAGTCAGGATGCAATAGAGATAGATACGTTAGACATGCCGAACAAACTATTAGAATATCTCTAGTAGAAGCAGTCAGAGACATCTTAGCTGGTGCACTAGGCGGAGTTGCTGCTGTTGCTGCTGCACTAGCAATCGTTCCTGGGTTAGGATGGCTAGCAAGTTTTGCTGTTGGCGTGTTAGGCGGCTTGGTAGGCATGGTTATGGCTAAAATGGCAACTAATGATGAATTAGTAAACAACATTGCAGCATGGATTGGTGATAACTTATTCCTTAGAGATCTAACAGGCTTAATTGACGTAATGGATGATGTACTAGAAAACTTTGGTTATGACATTGTTTCTTGTAGAGAAAGTGCTCAAGCAGATCCAAGCAAGTTTTTAATTCTTGAAGTAAAAGATGATGTTATATACGAAAGTGCTTCTACTTCAGATATGAGAAAAATGGGACTTGCAATGAAACAAGCTGTTGTTAAAGATCCTGAAATACGAAAAGAATATAAAAAGTTAAAACAACAAGAACAAGAATCAAATTAAAGGCATTTTAGTTTTATTGGTTGTTTCGATGTTGTCTTTGACAATAGCATTCATTATTTCTCGATCTTCAAATGAAATCTTAAAAAACAAATCGTCGTAAGACATTGCGCCGCGCATATACCAACCTAATCGATATAATTCGTCTTTAAGTTGTTTTGTCTCGGCCTCGAATTGTTTAACGAGATCATTGACGCCAGATTCCGAGAGCTCTAACGTCTGACTGCGAAAAAACTCGAATAATCCAAATTTAGCCCTGTTTTATATGTTTTTTCACACTCTGTAGCAGCGCACTGGACTTCCATTGCAGGAATATCCCAATCGTCTTTTAATTTCTTAACAGCGTCTTTAAGTTTCTGAAAAAATACAGCATCGGTTTGTGCTATGAATTGATAAATTTCTGCTGGATTAGATTCTTTTTCTTCTCCTGCTTCTAAGCTAAAAATGTGTGCAACTGCAAGTTCTAAATTTAATTTAGCAAGATCGTCTAACAATGTTCTTACTTGTTTATCTTGATCTTCAGGAGTTGTTTCAACTTGTTTAGTAATATTAACTAATTGTCGTTGTAAAGCGTATTCTCTAAGATTAAAATCACTAAATTGTTTGTAAGTAATCGGCTTTAGATGCACTGTTAAATCTTCATGTTCAAAACTGTTTGTTGTAGGTTTATTATTAAACGTATCTAATAATTTTTGTAAGCTAACTGAACTTTCAGTTTTTTCGCCACAGTTTGGACATTTTGTTGCTACATTTAAGTTTTCACCGTACGTTGCTACTCGCATAGCAATAAGCAAATAGTCTAAATCAAATGTAGGTATTTGCCAAGGATCTAAAATATGAGGAACACAACTTGCAATAACTTGCGCAGTTGCTTCTCCATTAAACAACGCATCTGGTGTTTTCAAGACAATCTCGTCCATTGCTGTCATGCCTAAAACTGGCATATGATGAGACTGATCATCAAGTAGTGCTCCAGGTGGGTACCATTGTCCGCCTGTTGGCAAATCAATGTATAGTTTGGGTTGTCTTTTGTATCGTTCTAGAAAACTGGCCATTTTTATTCCTGATAAATAGTTAAATATGTAGTAATATTTATAACTGTTACTATTATGAAAATACTGTTTTTGGATGAACTAAATGGCTGATGTCGATACACGAGCACTAATCGAAGCACTTGATAAAATTGCAAAAGAACAAACGCTAAATGCATTTGTTAGAAACTTTCCCGGTATCAGTCGAGAAATTGGCAATGCTGTAAGAGACGGCACTGCCGCAGGAGCTAGAAACGCTAACGAAAATGCCGACGGATTTTTAAACGATGTAAGAGCCGGAATTGCTGCAACTACTGGATCTGTTGGTACTGCTATTATGGGCAGTGCAGACCTTTTTATAAGAGGAGGTGCGAGATTATCTGATGCTGTTACAGTTGCAACTGACAGTTTAGGGCAATTACCACTTGTTGGAGGAATAGCTGAACGATTGGGACAGATCGGTGTTTCGATGGCAGAATACACCGAAGAATCTGTAGACGTATTTCAAAACTTATCAAGAACTGGTTCAGGTTTAAATGGTCAATTAGCAGAATTTAGACAGCTAGCAGCTAATACTAGAATGCCATTAGACCAATTTGCAAGAATGGTACAAGAAAATTCTGAACAATTAGCAGCATTTGGGATGGGTGTAGAAGGCGGCATACGAAATTTTTCGAAACTATCAAAGGATATGTTTACACTAAACAACGGTGAATATGTTGATCAGTTGTATAACATGGGATATAGTGTTGAAGAAATGAACGAGTTGTTAGTTGATAACATATCGTTAACACGTAGACGTGATTTACAAACAGAAGCTCAGCGACAAGCAAGTATTCAAAGTGCAATAAATCTTGCTAAACAAATGGATATTGTTGCTAAACTAACTGGTCGAGACGCTAAAGCTGCTAGAGATGAAATGATGGAGCGCCAACGAGAAGGCGCAACACAAGCAAGAATACGTTTATTAGAAAAACAAGGTGTTGAAGGTGCTTCTGAGGCATATACCGCAGCACAAGCCGAACTTGCTTCTGGTCCTAAAGTACTTAGAGATTTATTTGATGATACAGTTCAATTAGGAGTTCCGTTAACTGAAGCAACTAAAAACTTTGCTGCAACAAACGCCGAAGCATATGCACTAGCGCAGCAAGCTAGAGAAGCAACAGCAAGGGGCGACCAAGTAGCCGCAGCAGAATTTGCAAGACAGGCAGTTGCCGCAACAGCAGCTCAAGCAGATAGTGTACAAGGTTTAACAATTGCAACTATGTCTCAGGTTAGTGAGGTTGCAAGAGGACAAGCAACAGTACTTGAAGAAACTGGGCCATTAATTGATGCAATAAAATTAAATGCTGACAGAATGGGGACAGAATTAGGAAGAACCGTAGGATTTACTGAATCATTTAATAACATGCTACAAAGAATGACTGCAACACAAGATGCACAAACTTCTGGCGCACCTGGAATGGCAGATCCTATGTTGCAAATGGCTAGAGAAACTGAATTATTCTTTGCAAATAGTAGTGCCGCAGTTAACACAGAAATTGCAAAAGCATTTGCTGAAAATGGCGTAGTCGGCAATGGACTTAGGGTGTTAACAGACGAAGTTGCTGCAAAATTAAACAATCCGCAACAAATACAAGAAACTGTCGAATCGTTAGGACGTTTAATAAATGGAAATTCTCAAATTGCTGATAGAATTGAAGATATGTTAGCTAATCCTGAAATTTATGATTTAACAGAACAAGAAATTGAACGTCTACGAGAAATGCAAACTGCTGTCGAAGAGAACGAAGCTACTATATCAGACGAACTAGTACCGAGCATAGATCGATTAGCTGCACAACAAGAAAATAATGAAATTAATGCATATATTACAGGTTTAAGTGCAACAGCAATAGAACAGTTTGGTGGAGTTGGAGGCCTTGAGCAACAAACATTAGAAAGTAATGCTGCCAGCGGTGATCAAAGATCTCAAGAAATATTAGAAGAAAGAGAACGCGGCGCATTAGATTATTTAAATCCGATGAATTGGTTTGAAGAAGGCACTTATGGTAAAACAGGACAACTAGTACAAGACTTTGCTAAAGAAGGTGAACTTGCAATATTACACGGAAGAGAAGCAGTAATACCAGAAGCCCAATTACAAGAATTAATTTCTACTGCAATACAAATGGGATCACAAATGATTCCAACTGTTTCACAAGATGTTGCTAGTTCGTTAAGTTCGCTGATGGGGCAACTTCAACCTAATAATGTTGCACAACAAATGGGCGAAATGCTTCCTGCAATGATAGAACAAATGACAACTGGCACAAATACTTCGCAAGCAGGACAGTCTGCAATGGCTAGCCAAGACGGTCTGTCAGATATGTTCGAACAGTTAAATACTAGTCTAAGGGACTTAACAACATTGTCGTCAAAACAAGTTGATGTTTCTAAAAGACAACTTAGTACAACTAGAGGTTTAGGAACAAATGTTTTTAGGGGATTATAATAAATGAGTTGGAAAAAATATTTTACACCAGTACCGACTGGAGATAATGCAAGCGGAAGCTATTCTGCATTAGGTGGCCCTAGAAATGGTTCTACACCTGGTCCAGCTCGGTCAAATTACAGTTCTTACTTACCTGATGTGTATATTGGTTCGCCTAATCGTGTAGAACGATATGGTCATTATAATACTATGGATTTAGACAGTGAAGTTAATGCTGCACTAGATATTCTTGCTGAATTTTGTACACAACGAAACGATACTAATCAAACTAACTTTACATTTAATTTCAATAAAAGTGCAACAAATACAGAAGTATCGATATTGGGCCAGTATTTAAAACAATGGACCAAGATGCAAGAATTTGAAACACGCATGTTCCGTATTTTTCGTAATGTATTCAAATACGGTGATGCATTTTTTATTAGAGATCCAGAAACTAAAAAAATGTTTCATATGGATCCTGCAAAAGTAAAGCGTATTATTGTTAATGAAAGTGAAGGTAAAACCCCTGAACAATATATTGTCCGAGATTTTAATTTAAACTTTAGAGAAATGGTTGCAACAACACCGTATCAAACTAACGGAAATATTACCGGTGGCGGTGATGGATATATTCAAGGCGGCGTTCGAGGCATGGTAGGACAACCGAATCAAGCAATGAGCGGCAGTAGATTTAATTTAGAAGATGGTGAGATTGCAATCGATGCTCGACATGTTGTACATTTAAGTTTAAGTGAAGGCCTTGATAATAACTTTCCTTTTGGCAATTCACTACTAGAAAGTATCTTTAAAGTATACAAGCAAAAAGAATTGCTTGAGGATGCGATTATCATCTATCGTGTCCAACGTGCGCCGGAGCGCAGAGTATTCTACGTTGATGTGGGCAACATGCCATCACACCTTGCTATGCAATTTGTGGAACGTGTTAAAACGGAAATACATCAAAGACGTATCCCATCGGCAACAGGGGGCGGACAAAATGTCATAGACTCAGCATACAATCCTCTGTCAATCAACGAAGACTACTTCTTCCCGCAAACAGCAGAAGGGCGTGGATCTAAAGTTGAAACACTTCCAGGCGGTACTAACCTAGGAGAGATTGATGACCTTAGATACTTTACTAATAAGCTGGTACGCGGATTACGTATCCCAAGTTCGTACTTACCAACTGGAGCAGATGACGGAGCAACATCGTATAATGATGGCCGTGTTGGAACAGCATACATTCAAGAATTACGTTTCAATACTTACTGCGAACGTTTGCAAGGCCTAATTGTAGAAGAATTTAATCAAGAGTTTAAACGTTTCTTACTTGAAAAGGGTGTTAACATTGATACTAATATGTTTGATCTTAAGTTTATGCCTCCACAAAACTTTGCAAGTTATAGACAGGCAGAACTGGATAACAGTCGTGTGCCTACATTTACACAAATGAGCGCAATACCATATGTATCGAATAGATTTGCGCTGACCCGCTTCTTAGGTCTTAGTGCTGAAGAAGTTGCAGAAAACGAAAGATTATGGCGTGAAGAAAATGACGAAACACTTCAAGCGGCTCCGTCAGATGCCGCAGCTGAAATGCGCGGCGCAGGAATTAGCTCTGCAGGAATGGGTGCCGATTTAGGTGGAGCAGAAGATGATCTCGGAGCCGAAGGCGGAATAGAAGGCGGAGAAGACACTCCACCAGAAACAGCAACCGCTGGAGGCGATACTGGTGGCGCAGAAGCAGGCGCGGCAGACATTCAAATATAAAGATAAATAATATTATGATACTACGTGAGTTATTTTATTACGATAAAGAAACCCTGCTACCAGCAGAAGATGATAGGTACGATCCTACCTATGACGATTCTATTGTGGATCTTGATGACACACGTAAAACTAGATTAACATTACGTCAAATTAATCGTGCCCGCAAAGCAGCCGAGCTACATACAGAAGAAAAGACAAAGGAATTAGACTTTGTTAGACAAATGTATGGTATAGCAGCTCAAGATGCTGCTGCGGGTGCGATGTAATGGCGAAGATAGATAAATCAAATTTTTCAAAAGAACAATGGTATAAGATTAGAGAAGAAAGAAGACGCGAAAAACAAATAAAGCGTCTTCAAGAAGAATCTTCTATAGCTAAACAAACTCCAATAGCATCAACTAGACATCCAATACCTTCAAGAGATGTTAATAAAGATTTATGTTTTGTACTGGGCAACGGAACTAGTAGGTCTGCCATTAATCCAGAAGATATAAAACCGTACGGAAAAATATATGGCTGTAATGCACTATACAGGTCTTTTAATGCAGACTATCTTGTTGCAGTTGATGTTAAAATGATACTCGAGATTAATAAATCAGGATATCAGCACAATAACGAAGTATGGACAAACCCAAACAAAAGCTATCAAAATATAAAAAATTTAAATATTTTTCATCCGAGTAAAGGATGGAGTTCAGGACCTACAGCATTATGGCTTGCTAGTCAACACAGTTATAATAAGATTTTTATTTTAGGATTTGATTATAAAGGATTAGAAGACGGAAAACTATTAAACAACTTATATGCTAATACTAAAAACTATAAAAAATCACACGAAGGTGCTACATTTTTTGGAAACTGGTTAAGACAAACTATAAGTGTTGTTAAAGAAAATCCAAATACAACATACTATAGAGTAATAGCATCAGATAATTATATTCCTGAAGAACTAAATAAATTTAACAATTTGAAACACATTTTTGTTGAAGATTTCCAAAAAATGTTCAGTCTTTCATGACATTTATTCAAAATGGCTCGTTTTGAGCCTATTTCTATGTACATTATTACTGTTTTGTTAAATACTATTGACAGCCTTACCGTAGGTATATTTTACATTTATAGGAGATAAAAAATGGCAGATCAAAATAAATTTGAAGAAATGCTTGAGCGTCTTATCAACGAAGATAAGGACGGCGCTGAAGAGCTTTTCCACGAAATCGTGGTAGAAAAATCACGTGAAATTTACGAAAACATTATCGAAGAAGAAGCAGAAGAAGACGACGACATTGAAGAAGCAATGGACGACGAAGACGACGAAGAAGAAGTTGACGAATCTGCTGACGAAGATGATGAAGACGACCTAGACGAAGGTTTTAACTTAGATGAATTTGAAGTCGAAGCAGATCCAATGGACGCAATGATGGGCGGCGATGCTGGTGATGACATGGAAGATGACATGATGGGCATGGACGACGAAGATGGCGACGACGAAGGTGAAGAAGGCGATGTTGAAGATCGTGTAGAAGACCTAGAAGATGCACTAGACGAATTAAAAGCAGAATTTGAAAAAATGATGTCAGGCGACGAAGGCGAAGACGACGACATGGATATGGACATGGACATGGACGACGGAGATGACGACGAAGCTGAAGAAGAGTCGTATGCATTCGAAGCTGACGAAGATAAAGACGAAGAAGACAAAAACACAAAAAAGCCTAGCAAAGACCCTAAGTCAGCTGGCGAAACAATGAAAGAATATGTCGAAAAAGTAACTGCTAATATGGGCGATAATGGTGCAAACACTAAGTCTACTGTAGCTGGCAAAAACGACATGGGCGGAACCACTTCTAACATCGCAGCAGGCGGTGAAGGTGGCAATGGCGGTACACAAGGTGGACTAGCAAATCCTTCAACAAAAGAAGAAAATGCAGGAAACGTTAATGTACCAGGCGGCAAAGCATCAAAATCGATGAAGAACCAGCCAGGACACGGCGCTGAGAAAAAAGGCAAACCAGCTGAAAAAGCAGGCGCAGATAGTCCAATTAACGGTGTAAAGAGCCGTGCAAAATAAGGAAGTTTGAATGAGAAACTTACGAGAGCATTTGACATTCGACCAAGCTAAACTGGTTGTTGAGTCTGCTAATGAAGGGAAAGACTTGTACATGAAAGGTATCATGATACAAGGCGGAGTACGCAACGCTAATCAGCGTGTGTATCCTATAAACGAAATTGGTAGGGCTGTCAAAACTCTCAATGATCAAATACAAGGAGGATACAGTGTTCTCGGAGAAGTTGATCATCCAGAAGGCCTTAATATTAACTTAGACCGTGTAAGTCATATGATCAGCGAATGCTGGATGGATGATTCAAACGGTTATGGTAAATTAAAAATACTACCGACCCCTATGGGACAGCTAGTTAAAACAATGCTTGAAAGCGGAGTTAAACTAGGTGTTTCTAGTAGGGGTTCAGGTAATGTATCAGAGGACGGACAAAATACTGTTAGTGATTTTGAAATTATTACAGTCGATGTCGTTGCTCAACCTAGTGCTCCAGGGGCGTATCCAACGCCTATATACGAGCACTTGATGAATGCCCGTGGAGGGTATAAGGCATACGAATTGGCACAGGCTACCAAAGAAGACCCTAAGGCACAGAAATACTTAAAGGAATCGTTGATTAATATAATCAACAAACTCCAATAATGAGGAGACAATTATGTTGGATGCACTAAAAACACTTTTCGAAAATGATGTAGTTTCAGAAGACGTTCGTGCCTCTATCGAAGAAGCTTGGGATGCCAAGATCAAAGAAAATAAGCAGCAAGTAACTGCTGAATTGCGTGAAGAGTTCGCACAAAAGTACGAACACGACAAGCAAACAATGGTCGAAGCAATTGACACTATGTTGTCCGAGCGTCTAGCATCTGAAATCGAAGAGTTTGCAGAAGATCGCAAACAACTAGCTGAAGCAAAAGCAAAATATGCAGTAGCAATGCGTGAAAACGCAAATCTACTACAAAAGTTTGTAACACAGCAGTTAGGTAAAGAAGTTTCAGAATTGCACGAAGATCAGAAAGCTATGGCAAAGAAATTTGGCAAGCTGGAAGAATTTGTGGTAGAAGCACTAGCTAAAGAAATTGCAGAATTTTACGAAGACAAGAAGGACCTTGCTGAAACTAAGGTTAAACTTGTCAAAGAGGCAAAAAATAAATTTGCCGAAGTTCAGAAAAGTTTTGTTAAGCGTTCAGCTGAAATGGTTTCTGAAACAGTTTCGAAAGGACTTACTAAAGAAATTTCGCAACTTAAAGAAGACATTGAAGCAGCACGTCAAAACGACTTTGGGCGTAGACTGTTTGAAGCATTCGCTAACGAATATTCTAACAGCTACCTAAATGAAAAGTCTGAAACAGCCAAACTAATGAATGTTGTCAAGCTAAAAGACAACCAGTTAGCAGAAGCTAAAGTCGCAGCTGAAAAAGCAATTAAACTAGCAGAATCACAGGAAACTGAGAAGAAGCGTATTATTGCAGAAGCTGCACGTAAGGACAAAATTAATGATCTTATTGCACCTCTTTCGAGAGCGCAAAAAGAAATTATGACAGATTTACTGGAATCAGTTCAAACAGCCAAATTAAGTTCGGCGTTTGATAAGTATCTACCGGCAGTTATTGACGGTAAATCTCCAGCGAAGCAGAAGGCAGTTCTATCAGAGGCAAAAGAAATCACAGGCAACCGCGATGAGACAGTCGCAATTAAAGCAAAAGACGAGAATGTTGTAGAACTTCGTCGTCTTGCAGGTTTAAGTTAAATATAGGAGAAACCAAAATGTCAGAACTACTAGAAAGTCGCTGGCAGGACACCAAGACTGCACTTCTTGAAGGCCTACAAGGAACTAAAAAGAGTGTTATGGAAGCAACTCTAGAAAATACTCGTAGGTATCTTTCAGAGACTGCTGGAGCAGGTGCTACCTCTGCCGGTAATGTTGCAACTCTAAATAGAGTTATTTTACCAGTCATTCGTCGCGTTATGCCAACAGTTATTGCTAACGAATTAGTCGGTGTACAGCCAATGACAGGACCCGTGGGTCAAATCCACACACTACGTGTTCGCTATAGCGACACAGCAGGCTCAGGCGCATCAGGCGCAGTAGCAGGCGAAGAGGCTCTAAGCCCATTCAAGATTGCTGAAGCATATTCAGGTGATGGAACAAACGCTCCTGCACCAACAGCTTCACTAGAAGGACAAGCTGGTAATAAACTAAGCATCCAGATCTTGAAGCAAACAGTCGAAGCTAAAACTCGTAAGCTCAGCGCACGTTGGACTTTCGAAGCTGCACAAGACGCACAGTCGCAGCATGGTATCGACGTAGAAGCAGAAGTAATGGCTGCACTAGCGCAGGAAATTACTGCTGAAATTGATCAAGAGATCTTATCATCTCTTACATCATTAGCAGGATCTGCTGTAGAAACATACGACCAGTCAGCAGTATCAGGTACAGCTACGTTCGTTGGTGATGAGCATGCAGCACTTGCAGTTCAAATCAACCGTGCTTCAAACTTGATTGCTCAGCGCACACGTCGTGGCGCAGGAAACTGGGCAGTTGTATCGCCATTCGCGCTTACAATTCTACAGTCAGCAACAACTTCAGCATTTGCACGTACTACTGAAGGTACATTTGAAGCACCAACTAACACTAAGATGGTTGGTACATTAAACAACGCAATGAAAGTATATGTTAACACTTATAGTGCTAACAATGCTCCAGTTATCGTTGGATACAAAGGTACTTCAGAATCAGATGCGGCAGCGTTCTACTGCCCATACATTCCATTGATGTCAAGTGGTGTCGTACTAGATCCGTCTAGCTTCGAGCCAGTTGTTAGCTTCATGACTCGTTATGGTTATGTTGAGCTAAACAACACAGCTTCATCACTTGGTAATGCAGCTGATTACCTAGCTCGTGTTAACATTACTGATACAAGCGTTAGCTTCAAGTAATATTACACTAGTTGTAAAGCAATTAAAGGGCGGCTTAGGTCGCCCTTTTTTATGACTAAACTTTAATGATTTTACGTATGACTTTTGCTTCTAAATATGTTTAAATAGTATTGCAGTACAATTTTATTAACTTAATTTAAGGAGTACAGTATGTGGACAACACCGACAGCAACAGAGATGAGATTCGGATTCGAAGTAACAATGTATGTAATGAACAAGTAGATTCTGAATTAGAAGTAGATATGAGCAAACTAATAGAAACATTAGATTGCGAATAAACAAAGCCCGCACAGTGCGGGCTTTTTTCTTATTTGATAAATACATATGTCAAATAGGTGCTTGATAAAACAAGACTTATGCGGAAATCCACCGCGTAGACCCTAGAACGGCGATGATTAAAACAAAGGAGAAATAATCATGGGAAGACCACTAAACAAAAGATACTTTGGTACAACAAAAGATGGCAGTGATCGCACAGGCGAAGAAAATCTATCAGTAATGGTAAAGGTTGGATCAAACACAGCGAAAACATTAGGTATCATTTTATCACAACGTTCAGAAACAAAATTTAATGTAGCTGACGCACCGGACAATGACGACAACGGTGGAGGCGCCGGATCTGTAAACAGGGGTGTATGTACACTAGTAGACAAAACTTTTGATAATATCGGCGATAATGAAATGATTCTACAGGGCTTTATAGATGGCGAAAGTGCTGTAAATATTCGTAAAGTACAAAACCGTACAATGATTGATTTTGATAACAATCGTTATACTTGGGAAATACAAGACGATTCAACTTCTAACATACTGGTACTAACAGCTATATAATATATAGGAGCTTCGGCTCCTATAACTTAAGGTTTAACTAATGTCAAAAGTCGTAAAAGTATATAACAGTAATTATAAAGTAGCAGTACAAAGCGGTGGAACAATCACCTTAGATACTGGCGACCTAACAGGTACTACTATTATTACTGGGAACTTAGAAATTAAAGGTACAACCTCAACTGTAAGATCTACAGATGTTGAAATTAAAGACAATATTTTAAGATTAAATGTTCCAAGTATAGATCTAGGTGATGCAAATTACTCAGGTATTCCGGCATCGTTAGGTTATAAATCAGGTATAGAAATTGAAAGAGGATCGCTACCTGATGTTAGATGGATTTACGACGAACAAGTTTCTTGGACATTAGGCGGAACTAACGGAACTGGAACATTTTACGCTGAAAGAGAAAACGGAGATAAACTTCCGATTGCTACTCCAGGTATTGTTGCCGGAGGAACTTTGTACGTTAGTACTGGAGCAGGTACAATTAGTGTTACTGGAACTAACAACTATGAAGAAAACGTATGGAATTATTCAGGAGGCGTTGTTGTACCAGATGCTAATGGATCTGTAGTTATAGACGATGATAATATTCCAAATGCAAAAGCAGTTAAAGATTATGTTGATTATACACTTGCAAATCCAACGTTTTCTGCTATTGCAGAAGGTAATTCGAGTATAGAAGTTATTGATGAAGTGCATTCTCTTTCTAGTATTGCTGATATTGATCCAGGCGGGTCTACTACAACAATTGTAACTACAGGACAACACGGCTTTGTAGTAAGTGATACTGTAGATATTTCTGGAGTATCAAGTGCAGGAGATCCGATTGAAAATCTTAACGGAAATAATATTACAATAACAGAAATTTCTTCAGCTAATAGTTTTAAAGTAGCAGTAGACACTTCTGGAGGAACAAAGTCAAATTATGTTTCTGGATCAGGAACTGTTGAAAAAACAGGCTTTATTGAGAGTAGAATAGCTATAGATGTTGAAGGAAGCAACACAGCAAATTTCTATAGTAATAGAATTGAACTTGACGGAATAAAAATTCAAGATACTGAAATTAGTTCAACAGTAAGTAATGCAGATTTAGTTCTAGCTGCTCCGGGAGCAGGATCTATTAAAGTTAAGGATGTACTAGAACTTACACCTACACCGTGGGATAGTGATCCAAACTCTTTACCACTTGCACCAAACGAAGGTGTAAAAATTTACACATTATCTGCTGCTGATTCAAGTGGATTTAGTGCCGGGACTACTGGTGATTCAGGAATATATTTTGTAAATAGTAACGAACAGAGAGATGAATTAATTGCTAAAAACAGAGCACTACTGTTTAGTATGATATTTTAAAGGTAAAAAAGTATGGCTATAGTAAATGCACAACTAACAACAACACAACTAGATATTCTAACAGTACCGGCAGGTAAAAGCTATGCTATTACCAACATACTAGTTTGTAATACAGATTCTGCGAATAGTGCAAGTTTTGACTTGCACCTTATACCTAGTAGCTTAGGTGGAGTTAAAGACAATAAAGTAACACTGGTAGTAAATGAATTATCCTTACCGGCAGGTGAAACATTTACATTTGACACTGAAAAAATTGTTTTAGAAGAAGGCGATATTGTATCATTTGTTGCTGAACCTGATATTGGTAGTGCATTAACTAATTTAGCAGCAACAGTAAGTTATCTGGAAGTATAAATGAGACTGTTAAAAGCACAAAATACAAATTTACGTAATATTTACGGTAAAGGCGTAAAATATGATATTAATGATCAAGTTATTATCGATAGTACTAATACCGTACTTGTCCCTAAGGGCACAACAGCACAGCGTCCTAGTTCACCAGTTAACGGACATTTTCGATATAATACTGAAGACGATAGATTTGAAATATATGAAGCAGGCGCTTGGTCAGGCGTTAGAGGAATTGCGCCTGTAAGTGTAGGTATTACACAACAAAACTTAGGTAATGGAGATGCTAGTTCAGTAATTTTTGGGCCTCTCGACAGCAACGATCCTGAATACCCTAGTCCAGTTTCGGCACAAAGTATTCTTGTGTTTGTTGAAAACGTATTTCAAATATCAACTACAAATTATTCAATGTCTCAAAATCCCGCTGCTTCAAATTCGGGGGCAGAAATTAATGATGGTTCTTTAGTACCAGGAACTGAATATTATATTATTACACAAGGTACCAGTGATTTTACAACTCTTGGAGCAGCAGATAATAATCCTGATACTGTATTTACTGCTACTGGTATTGACTCCGGAGGAGACGGTACTGTTAGAGAAACTGGATATTATCTACAATTTACGTCAGCACCTGACCTAGCAAAACCTATTACAGTACTACATAATTTTGACAAGTAATTCCTATAAATACATAAAATAGGAGACGACCTTGGCACAAGTTGGTAGAATATCCGGGCCATTACTTTACGCAAATCTTGAAAGAAACGGGATAGATCTTGCATTTCGTAATGACCTAAGCACAACGCAGTTATTATATATAGATGTTAACACTGGAAAAATAGGCGTCAATAATGGAACTCCTACTAGAGAACTTGATGTTCTCGGAACAACTCGAACAACAACTTTAATTTCCGGACCAGCAACTACTCCTGGGTTCAATATAACTGACAGTACCTTTAGTGCATTTATAGGAGATATATTTCTCGATGCACAAGAAGCAGTTGTTTTATCAACATTAGACAACGGAACTATAAAAGTTAACGATAACATTATATCTACTACTGTAAGCAATTCTGATATAGATATAGTCCCTAACGGCTCTGGTATATTAGATGTTCAAAGTGATTTAGAAGTATTTGGAAATATAGATGCTACTGGAAATATTACATTTGATGGAAGCATAACTTTCGGCGACGATAGCACTGTAGACACTATTACATTCGAAAGCGACATTACTAGCGATATAAATCCCGATGCCGACGGATTATTTGATTTAGGATCATCAACAAAAAAATGGAATAATGCATATATTGAAAGATTAAACGGTGAATTAATTATAACTGACACTGTTTTAGCAGGTGGTGTTAGTTATAATCTAAAACACGGAAATCAATTTTATGTTGCAGTAAACGGCAATGATAGCAATGTCGGTGATCATATACTTGCTCCGTTATCGTCTATTAAAGAAGCATTGTCTCGTGCAGACTCAAGTACAGCTGGTCCAGTTTCTATATATGTTGCCCCGGGAGAATATCAAGAAGATTTGCCTCTAGTAGTTCCACCGGATGTTTCAATTGTAGGCGAAGATGTAAGAAATGTAATTATAAAACCCTCAACAGCATATCAAAGCGAAGATGTATTTCATCTTAATGGCGAAGCCACTATATCAAATTTAACAATTAAGGATTTCTTCTATGACAGCATAAACGATAAAGGTTATGCGTTTAGATTTGCACCCGGAGGCGTAATATCAACAAGGTCCCCATATGTACAAAATTGTACAGTAATTACTCAAGGTAGTACTACAAGTGTAAGTGATCCAAGAGGATTTGACGAAGGTGATGCAGGTAAAGGTGCGTTAGTAGACGGAGCAGAATTAGATAGTGCAAGTGTCGATGCTAGTATGCTGTTCCACTCAGTTACTTTTATCACGCCCGGCGTAGATGCTCTTACAATGACAAACGGTGTTAGAGTTGAATGGCTAAACTCGTTTACATATTTTGCTAACAGAGGTTTGTATGCTATAAATGGAGTAACAGGTAGAACAAGTCCAGACGGAAGTACAGTAATTTACGGTGCAGAAATACGATCAATAGGTTCTGCAAGTGTATACGGAAACTATGGTGCTGTTGCAGATGGTTCTGATACATTGATGTATTTGATACAACATAATTTAGCATACATCGGAACTGGAAAAGACAAAGAAAACGATGTTAGTTTGGTAAATCAAGACAACGAAGTTGTTGAACTAAATTCTGGCAGAATACAATTTGTAACAACCGATCATACAGGTGCATTTAGAGTAGGTGATAATTTCTTTGTTGATTTTGAAACAGGATCAACAACGCTAAATGCAGATGATATATCTGCAGATGCTATTACAAATATAGAAATTGTAGATGGCAGCGATAAAACTATTATAGATGTTAGTAAAGTACAAACTGGAAATGTTAGATTTTTTGCAAACACTGTAGGATCAACAACAGACAATTTAAACTTTACTTCAGCAGCTGATATTAATATTACAGCCGACACTTCAATTACACAAAACTTAGATATTACAGGCAATTTAAGTTTTGACGGGTCGTTAAACTTATTAGGTAATCAGCCTACTGACTTAATAGAATTTAATGTTAATTTAGATCAAAATTTTAATCCTCATTCTGATTCAAACTTTAACTTAGGATCTGCTACAAAGCAGTGGAGTAATATTTGGTTATCAGAAATTGATGTAGACAATGTAAATGTTTTTGATAATGTAATAACAACTAAAGACTCTAACAGCAATTTAGAATTACGTGCCAACGGAACAGGAAATCTACTAGTTCCAAATACTGCAACATTTAGTAATAATTTAACAGTAAATGGTATTTCTACTTTTACTACAGTAAACATCGACGGAAATCTTAATCCAAACAATGTAAGCATACCTAATCCTATAACAATAAATTCTACAACAGCAATTATTAATCAAGATATTGATATATCTCAATCTGCACAATTTGAAGAAATATTATTTGACGATAATTTTATTACTACAACTAGCACAAATGCAAATTTAGAGCTACGTGCTAATGGCACAGGTAATATTTTAATACCTAATAACGATGTACAAATAAACAATAATTTGTCAGCAGACGATATAACATCAAATAATAATACAACAATAACAACTACTGTTGAATTTGGTACTGCTGATGTATCGAGTGTTGATATCCAAGGAAATTATTTTTCTAGCAATACGCTAAATGCTGACTTAGAACTACGTTCTAGTGGTACAGGTAATATAGTTATACCAAATAACAATGTTACATTCGGGCAAGACTTAACAGTTAACGGTACAGGCGGCGCAGCAAACGATGGCGTAGTTACAAGTACGTTCGGCGGCGGCGAAGCTGCTATACAAAAAGATTTATTTGGAGATGCACTACTACTTACAGGAGAACCTAGTTCAGCTACCTGGATAGCAATACAAACACTTGAACCTGGCGATGCCGGTATTATAACATCCTCAGGTATTGATTATCCGTTTACTCTAACGTCTTGGAATAGTATTGACAGAGAAGAAGCAGTAATTGATATTCCAACTTTAGCAAATGGGTTCTCATCGTTTGATATTACTGTTACAATTAGACCAAGATTTGATGGTACTTCTTTACAGAATACAAGCATTACTGGTACATTAACTCATATAGGTAATAGAACGCAAACAGGCAATTTTGAAATTGCTGGCGAAATTTCTAATAGCAATATATTATTCGAAGATAACTTTATTACTGCAACTAATTCTAACTCGGATCTAGAAATACGTGCTAGTGGCACCGGCGAAGTTTTAATACCTAATAATAATTTACAAATAAACAACAACTTAACTGTAAACACAGATACAAATTTACAAGACACTACAATTACTGGTACGTTAGCACATACTGGTAATAGAATTGAAAATCCAGGAGCAGGACCTTTTGGTGAACAGTTCCAAGGAGCTGATATTTTCAGTCCTAGATTCTTTTTCGTTACAGGAAGAGCTGGCTTCAGCGGCAGATATAATATATTTGTATTTGATAATGTAGAAGTAGCAAGATATCAACCTGCTGCAGAAATGACAACAGGGGATATTGTCGATGGAAATAGAAACGGCAATTCATTTAGATATAAGGTAGGAGAATATATAGGGCAAGGTAGTAGTCTTATAAGCAACTATTACGGTAGTGGCTCTACACAAAAGATATATGCAATTGAACAACTGCCGTATACTCACACGTTAAACGGTGAACTAACAGTTGACAATGTTTATGTTGAAGATAACTTTATTTCAACTACTTCAAGTAATTTAATACTAGGCGCAACAGGTGATATTAATGTTGATGCTAACGATGTTAAGATAACACAAGATTTAACTGTAAGCGGATTAACGACTCTACAAGGTACTGCAATTACCGGTACGTTAACACACGTAGGTAATACTACACAAACGGGTAATTTAGATGTTGCTGGCGAATTTACAAACGGCAATGTTTTAATTGAAGATAACTTTATTACCACTACAAATTCTAACTCGGATTTAGAATTACGTGCTAATGGCACAGGTGAAGTAGTAATTGACACAAGCGACACACTTACTATTAACAACAATCTTTTTGTTGAAGGAACACTAACATACCAAGGTACGTTAACAATTAATGGTAATTTAACACTTCAAGGAAACGTACAAGACGGTAGCCTAACTGTTACTGAAAACTTTGCAGTTGAAGGTAATTTATCTGTAGATTCTCAAGCACAGTTTGAAGATATACGCATCGAAGATAATTTTATTACAACTACTGCTACTAATAGCGATTTAGAATTACGTGCTAGTGGAACTGGAAATGTAGTATTTGACGAAAATGTTATTGTAGACGGAAATTTATTTGCTGCAAGTATTACAACTGGCGACATAAACATTAATGCAGATATTGTCCTAAACGAAATTGTTATACCGCCGAGTATAATTGAAATAGACGATAATTTTATCAGTACAAAAATATCTAATGCAGATTTAGATCTTAGAGCAAACGGTATTGGTGATATTGTTATTGAATCTAACGATGTTAATATATCGCAAGATTTAACAGTAAACGGCGAAACTATTATTAATGACAATGTGTCTATAACAGGTTCAATAACACAAACTGGTAATTACAGCGTAAGCAACAATTTAAGTGTTGTTAATTTTGTAGTTGACGGCGATTTAGATGTAAGTAGTCAAGTACAGCTAGAAGAAATACTGTTCGATGGCAACGTAATTACAACAACTACAAGTGATGCAGATTTAGAGTTGCGTTCTGCAGGCACTGGAAATGTGTTAGTATCTAACAACAATGTTGTTATTGAAAAAAATCTTACAGCAGAATCTTTAAATGATATCGAAACAATAATTGTTCGAAATACTATTGAATTAGATACTATTGAACTTAGTACAGATATACAGTTATTTGAAAATGTTATTACAACAACAAATTCTAACTCTAACTTAGAACTAAGAGCTAATGGTACTAGTAGTGTTTATACACAGAATTTAGAATTTTCAAATGACAGTATTAGTACTAGAGCATTGCTAGACAGCACTACTCCTGATATTACATTTGTTCCAGGAGAAGACTTTATATTCAACTCTACTGGAGCATTAAAATTACCTTCAGGTACTACAGGACAACGAATAAATGGTCAAGGAGATTTAAGATTTAATTTAGGTGAAAATGTCTTTGAAGGATATAATACTTCGACGATAACGCTAGGTGGAGTTTATTCTGAAGACAGAAAAACTACTATTTCTGCACATCCTGTAAACAATACTATTTCATTTATTGTAGACGAAACCGAAGTAGCATCTTTAGATTCTACTAGTTTATATGTTAACGGACTTGAAATTGACGACATTCTTTTAGATAACACTTCAATTTCTACAAACAACTCCAATTCAGATTTAGAATTAAGAACAGACGGCACGGGCGAATTAAATGTAGAAGGTTTAATTTTAAAAGAAGAAACTATTTCAAATACATTAACAGACTCTACAATAGAGATTGCCGGAACCGGCAATGGCTGGATTGTATTTGAAGGAGATTCGGCAGTTAAATTTCCAACAGGTAATACAGCATCGAGACCTACAAATCCAGTATTAGGTCAAACAAGAGTAAACACAGATAGTGGAGAACTTGAAACCTGGATCGGAACAGAATGGAGAACTTCTGCAGGTGAGTTTGCAAGCATTTCAGAAGACCAAATGGAAGAAGAAGCGTTTATTCAGACGCTGATTTACGGCTAATACAGCTATTATTTCTATAATCGATAAATACTATTAATGCAAAGTAAGACCAGTGTCTCAGACACACTTTGCAGGACGAACTGTGGTTAGCCAGCAAAGAGCGAAAGCTGAAAATTTAGGCTAGAGGGACAGGATCCCCGTATTGAGGAGAAGAGATGGCTGTTGGTCGCATATCAGGTCCGCTCTTAAAGTCTAACTTGATCCGTAATGGGATCGACCTAGCCTTTGAGACAGACTTATTATATCTAGATGTTAATAATCAGCGCATCGGCGTTAAGAAATCTAATCCTGAATACGAAATAGATATTAACGGTACAACTCGTACTACAGATTTAATAGTTACTAATGAAGCAGACATTGCCGATATTAATATTAGCGGCAATACTATTAGTACAACTAAACAATACCTAAATTTAGCAACACTTGACACTGTTGTTTCTCTAAATAGATTACGTGTAGATAGCATCGATGTTGAAGGTAATACCATTTCAACTAACGACTCAAACGCAAACTTAGAACTCCGTCCAAACGGAAGTGGTAGTGTTCAAATACACTCAAATTTAAATGTTGACGGCAATATTCATGCTACTGGAAACATTACAGCAGACGGCAATGTTATAATCGGTGATGCAGATACAGATAGCATTACTATTAATGCAGAAATAGCATCAGATATTATTCCAAATGATACGGATACATATAATTTAGGCGAATTAGGTAAATCTTGGAAAGACGTTTGGGCTACTAACTTGTATGCAAGCAATGTTGATTCTCAAGACTTGATTGTTGAAGGAATTGATCTTACATTAAGACATGGAAATATTTTTTATGTTGCAGAAAACGGCGATGATACTAAAACTGGCACACATTACCAAGATCCGTTTGCAAGTATAAAACATGCTCTTAGCCAAGCAACTTCTGGAGACACTGTTCATATTTCTCCAGGTGTATTTACAGAAGAATTTCCATTAACTGTACCTCAAGGAGTAAGTATTAAAGGTACAGGAATAAGATCAGTTAAAATTGTTCCAACAACTGAAACACGTTATAACGATACATTTTTATTAAATGGCGAAACTACAATAGAAGATCTTACTGTTGCAGATTTCTTTAGTGGCGGAAACTTTTTTGAAGTTAATAGTGCAAGTGCAGGAAGCACAACTGTTAATGTCGGAATAACTGACAAAGCTCATACTTATGTAAGCGGCGGCACAATTAATATCGGCGGCATTGATTACTCTATAACAGGAGCAACTTATACACATACTACTGGAGTACTAGTATTAACACATTCCGGTGGTACCGCAACTATCGGCAATAATGTATTTTTAAGCGGATTAACTTTTAGTTGCAACGGCGATACTAGAGTGTTTCCAGATAACGGATATGCTTTCCGTTTTGCGACAGATTTTGAAGTAAATAGTCGTTCGCCGTATATTAAAAATGTAAGTGTAATTACTCAAGGTAGTACTACAAGTGTAAATGATCCGAGAGGCTTCGATACAGGAGATGCAGGTAAAGGAGCATACGTTGACGGTGCTTATGCAACTGCTAACTCAAAAGAAGCAGCAATGTTATTCCACAGCGTTACATTTATAACGCCCGGTGTTGACGGACTTACTGCAACTAACGGTGCTAGAATCGAGTGGTTAAACAGTTTTACATATTTTGCCAATCGTTCGATGTATGCTTTTGACTCTAATGACGGAATATACGGAAATGGTAAAACACGAATTAAACTCGGCGGAGTAAGTGGAACATTTGCCGCAGGTGATACAGTAGAATTTACATCAACAGATTCATCAACTGTAATTAATGTTAGTGTAGACGATGTTAGCGGCAATACTCTTATAGTCGATGGCAAAAACACAGATTTATTAGGATTTGATTTTACCCCACAATCGATTGTAGCAACAGTAGGAAGTGGTGCAACTGCTACAAGTATTGAAAATTACGACTTAATGGACTTTGGTGCAGAAGTTAGATTAATTGCTTCTGCAAGTGTTTACGGAAATTATGGATTAGTTGGCGACGGCTCGGGCGTTTTAATGTATGCAATTGGACACAATATGGCATATATTGGTGTTGGTAAAGAATTTACTAACGAAGCCGAAGCGATTATTCAAGACAATGAAGTAATTGAAACTAACGATGCTAAAATTAGATACAATACTGTCGACCAAGATGGCGATTTTAGAGTTGGAGATTTATTCTTTGTTGATCAACAAACTGGTAATATTAGTTTTAATGCAGCCAACTTTACAATTAATACCGCTGGCGGGTTAACAATAACAGATGGATCGAATACAACATTTATTGATGCTACTAAAATAGATACAGGAAATTTAAGAATTAGCGGAAACACTGTATCTAGTTTAAGCGGAGATATTAATTTATCACCTAGCAATCAAGAACTTAATTTAAACGGTGATGTAAATGTTGCTGGTAATTTAGATGTTACTGGAAACGTTACTATTGGCGGTAATATTACTATTGGTGATGAAGCAACTGACACAATACAAATTGTTGCAGGAATTGATTCAGATATTATTCCAAGTACTACTAGTACATATAGTCTCGGTACTACATCTCTTCGCTGGAAAAATCTATACATTAATCAAATAAATGCAGACGATATTGAAATTAGAGACAACTACATTACTACTACTGCATCAAACAGTGATCTAGAATTACGTGCCAACGGTACTGGTGATGTATTAGTGCCGTCTAACAACGTACAAATTGACAACGATTTGAATGTAGATGGTACTACTAATTTGTCTACAACAAATGTTTCAGGATTGTTAACAGTAACAGGAAATGTAAACCTATCAGGGGAACTAGATTTAGCAGGTTCACTAGTAGTTGATCAAACATTAACAGTTAGCGGTGCAGCACAGTTTGAAGAAATTTTAGTTGATGACAACTACATTACTACAACAACTTCAAATGCAAATTTAGAACTACGTGCAAACGGAACAGGTAATATTCTAGTACCTAACAATGATGTAGAAATTACAAACGATCTTACAGTTGTAGGTGAAATAACAGCAAATACTTTAACAACAACTGGATCAATTACTGCTATTAGTTTTAGTACTGGCGATATTTTAGTTGATGACAATTACATTACAACTACACAAAGCAATAGCAATTTAGAATTACGTGCTAACGGAACTGGTGAAATCCTAATACCTAACAATGATGTTAATATTACACAAAATTTAACAGTTGAAGGTCTCACTACACTTGCAGATACAACAATTACCGGTACAATAATACATGTAGGAAACACTACACAAACTGGAAATTTTGAAATTGCTGGTGAAATTACTAATGGTAATATTTTAATCGAAGATAACTTTATTACTACAACTGATAGTAATTCAGATCTAGAACTACGTGCTAATGGCACTGGTGAAATTTTAATACCAAATAATGATGTACAAATTAACAACAATTTAACTGTAAGCGGCGACACTGATTTACAAGATACAGCGATTACAGGAACGCTTACACATATAGGCGACACTACACAAACTGGCAACTATTCAATTACTGGTTCGTTTACAAACGGCAATATTCAAATAGATTCTAACACTATTGAAACAACTCTTTCAAATAGTGATTTAGAGCTACGTGCTAATGGCAGTGGTACTATTAATATTCCTACAAATGATGTAATATTTGGCCAAGCATTAACAGTAAGCGGTAATACAGATCTACAAGATACAACTATTACTGGCACAATAACACATACAGGCAATTTAGTTCAAACAGGCAATTTTGAAATTGCTGGAGAAATTACCAACGGTAATATTTTAATTGAAGACAACTTTATTGCTACAACAAATTCAAATAGTGATCTAGAACTACGTGCTAACGGTACTGGTGAGATCTTAATACCAAATAATGATGTAAGAATTACAAATAATTTATTTGTTAACGGTGATGCAACATTAGGTGATACATCATTAAGCGGCACTATAAACATCACAGGAGATATAACTCAAAGTGGTGATTATACAATTACAAGCGATGTATCTGTTGGCGGAGACTTAACTGTTACACGCTCTGCACAGTTTGAAGAAATACTAGTTGACGATAATTTTATTACTACTACTACATCAAACGCAGATTTAGAATTACGTGCAAATGGCACTGGTGAAATTCTAATACCAAATAATGATGTGCATATTGTAAATGATTTAGCAGTCGACGGCACAATAACTGTTGGTGATATCAATAGTGCAGGTACTATTACTGCTAATAGATTTAGCACTGGTGATATCTTAATTGACGACAACTTTATTACTACAACTACTAGTGATTCAGATCTAGAACTACGTGCTAATGGTACTGGTGAAATATTAATTCCAACTAACGATGTTCTTATAGAACAAGACTTAACAGTTAACGGTACAGCTACTCTAAGCAATACTACAGTTAATGGTGATATAACACAGACAGGAAATACTGAAATAACAGGCAATATAGATATAAGCAAAAATGCTTCTATATCTGGTACAATAACTGTAAGTTCTACTGCACAGTTTGAAGATATTCAAATTGCAGGAAATGTAATAACCACTACACTTTCAAATAGTGATTTAGAATTAAGAGCAAATGGTTCTGGAATAATTAATATTCCTAATAATGATGTTGTTATTGAAAATAATTTAGATGTTAACGGAACATTTACAGTAGGAAATATTGTTTCTACAGGTACTATAGAAGCTAATAGATTTAGTACAGGTGATATTCTTGTTGACGATAACTATATTACTACTACAAATAGCAATAGTGATTTAGAATTACGTGCAGCCGGCACAGGTTCTATCATTATTGACACATTTACGATTAACAATTCAACTATTACAAGTACAGGTGATTTTACAATAACTCCTGGAAGTGAGCGTGTAGTAATTGATTCAACAGGTGCAATAGCATTGCCGGTAGGTAATGATGCACAAAGACCTACTGCACAAGCAGGTCAAATAAGATTTAATAATGAATCTGCAAGATTTGAAGGTTATAATGGAACTAACTGGCTAAGCCTAAGTGGACTTTCAGACCTTGACGGCGATACTAAAATTACTGCTGAATTAACAGAAGGTGCTAACGATAATATAATTAGATTTTATTCTCAAGGAGAACTAGTTGCAGATTTAGATACTTCTCGACTTAATACTAAAAGATTAACCGTAGATGACATCGAGATAGACGGGAATGTGATAAGTACAGTTACAACAAATACGGATCTTACGTTTTATGCTAACGGCACTGGTAGTGTAGTATTTGAGAACTTTGCATTTAAGGATAACCGAATAACTAATACGGTTCCTAATAGTAATACTACGTTTTCAACTACAGGAACAGGATATGTAGAATTTACAGACCCATACGGCGTGGTTTTACCTGTAGGCAATAATGCAACAAGACCCACAGGTGTACAGGGTATGGTGAGATATAACACTGAAGATTCGAGGGTTGAGTTGTACGACGGAACTAGTTGGGTATCTGTTGCAGGATCGTCAGGCGGTATTAGTTTTGCAGACGCAGAAAACATCGCTATTGAAAAGGTATTAATATTTGGATAAGAAAACATGGCAACTATATTAAAAAATACAGTAATAAAAAATTGTGGAACAGTTCCAGTAGAGATTTACGAAACTGCACCTAGTACAAGAGCAACAATATTAGGATTAAGTTTTACTAACTTGACTGATAAGTTTTTGTACGTTAATGTTCTTATCGAAGACGATACTAGCGTTACTGGTTATTATTTAAAAGATACAATTTTACCAGCAGGTTCGAGTTTAAGAGCTGTATCAACTGGAGAAAAATTAGTTTTAGCACCGAGCAACAGACTGTTAGTATCATCTAGTTTAGATGATTCGGTAGATGTTGTAGTAAGCTATGTGGAGATTACATAATGAGTTATTATATTGGCACTAGTCCTCAAGACGTACAAGCAGGATTTATTAAAAGATATTTTTACGGATTACGCAGAAATGAAGACGGCGAACTTTATCTAATGGTGTCTGATCAGTTAGCATTTGGTGCGGGTAATACTGCAACAATTAACGATGTAGGTATTGCTGAGAATAACTATCCGGACTTTGAAGAAGGTATTGACTTTTTAGAAGGCATTGATGCAGAACACGATGTTGTATATCAAAACTTACGCTATCCGCAAATTAAATGGGATGGTAGAAGTTTACTTTACTATATTGATCCGGAAGATGGACAATTTATACAACGTATTTCGGAAGCATACGAATACCCAGATAATATTTCAACTCCTGCATATGGGGAAGTACCAGAAGACCAGGTAATTAAATAAGGATTAAAAATGGCTGAATTTAAGTTAGATAGATTTAAATATAACTGGAGAGGTGATTGGACTTCAGGAATTATATACAAAAGAGATGACATAGTTAGAGTTAATGGTAAGAGCTATGTCTGTGTGATAGGTCATACTGCCGGAGTGTTTAGAGAAGATTTAGACGCCATTGTAGTAGGATCAAATCCTCCGCAACCTGCTCCTAGATGGGTTGTAATGACTAGCGGTAAGTCTTTTGTAGGATCGTGGACAGAAGGCACAGAATATAACTTAGGTGATATCATTTTGTTCGATGGTAATTTGTGGGAATGTGTACAAGATCACCTCGCTAGTACATTTTTTGCTGACATTGCTCACTGGACTGAAAAAACACTACATCAAGGATTTGTAGGAGATTGGCAACAAAATACTTCGTATGGTCCTGGATCTGTTGTAAAATATAACGGTATTGCATACAAATGTGAATTTGCACATTTAAGTGGAGCAATACTTGAAGATAATGTTAATGATTGGACAGTATTTCACGAAGGTGTTGAGTATGTCGGAGAATGGCAGCCAAGTACAGAATATAGAAAGAATGATTTAGTAAAGTATGGTGCTACAATTTTTCGTTGTACCGAAACACATACATCAAATCCAACTAACTTAGACGATAGAGTTTTTGACTTAGAATTTCCAGGATCGCAAAATAACGGCGAATGGAATAATATTACTTTTTATAACCAAGGCGATATCGTAAGACACGGCGGATTTTTGTACTATGCTATAAACAATAACTACGATACTGAACCGAGCGGTACAAGTAATGATAGTACGCAAAATTGGATTATACTTGCAAGTGCATATAGATTTGTAGACGATTGGGAAATTACTACAGTTTATAAAACAGGTGATGTTGTTTTAAGAGGTGGTGATTTATATATTGCAAAAAGCGATATTAATACAACAGCGACAGATGGAAGTAGTGCAGATTATTTAGATCCAGATTTATGGGAATTAGTTAATAAAGGTCAAAACTTTGTTGAAAATTGGAATGTGGGAAATTATTATTCTGTTGGTCATGTTGTATATCATCTAGGAACAGCATATAAATGTAATTTTGAACACGAAGCAGTTTACGATAATTCTCCAGGCGACAACGGCAGCGGATTTGAATATTGGGATTTATTAATACAAGCAGGCAGACCAGGTGGTCTGCACGATAAGGGTGATCTTTTAACCTACGGGCTTTCTAGAGAAAACTACGGAGACGGAAGTACATTATCAGATACAAGAGTACCAATTGGAGAAGAAGGACAAGCATTGTCAGTATCTTCTGATTTAGAAGTTTTTTGGAGAAGATTTTTAAATGATTCTGATGTAATATATGTTTCTCCTCTAGGAGAAGACGACGACGGCTACGGAATATCTTTCGACAAACCATTTAGAAGTGTAAGATTTGCCTGTGAATATATAGAAGATAATTTCGATCCGTTGTCTCCTACTAAAATTGCAGTTTCTACTGGAAAATATCACGAAAAGGCACCATTAAGCATTCCTGCAGGATGTGCAGTTGTAGGTGATGAATTAAGAGCTACAGTTATTTCCGCCAATCAGCCTATTCCGGCATATCAAGACGGTTTACAATATGTAAGTGCTTATAATATACACATAACAAGTCTTTTAGAAGGAATCCTTTTAAATCAACCAGTGTCAGTGTATTCTGGAAATAACATTGAGCAAAACTTTAATGATGATGCTTTATCTAATGGGTTTGCAGCTATTAGAATTACAGAATTAATGACCGATTACGAAAGTTATATTAGATACAGAGTTGAAAGCGGAGATACAGATCCTACTAACGTAGGAACAAACGAATTAACATCTGAGTTATCTCTTATAAATGCAGGAGTACAATTACTTAACAACAGAAAACTTATTGCTAGAGATGTATTTTTATTCTTACAAGATACATATCCTAGTATTGTATTTGATGAAAGACAAATTAGAGAAGATGTTTATGCAATGCTACGCGGCATCATACAAGATTTAAAATATTCTGGAAATCATAGAACATTGCTAGCAGCAAGAAGATGGACAAATGCTGCTCTCGGAAGCCAACTTGATGACCTCTTTTATATGCGAGACACAACAGGCTTGCGAAATTGTACCACTGAAGGACTAGTGGGAGTACTACGTCCGCCAGAAGTTTTTGAATTATATCAAAGACCAACTGGAGGAGCTTGTGTAAGCCTTGATCCAGGTTGGGGACCAGATGACGAACGTACATGGATTAAAAATCGTTCTCCTTATATCCAAGGAGTTACAAATATTGGCACAGGATGTATTGGTAAAAAAGTTGATGGCTCTCTACACAATGGCGGAAATAAATCAATGACATCAAACGACTTTACACAAGTATTATCGGACGGCATCGGTGCCTGGATTACAAACAATGCAAGAGCAGAACTTGTATCAGTCTTTACATACTATTGTCAAATTGGATATTTTGCAGAAAATGGCGGTGTAATACGAGCTACTAATGGAAATAACTCATACGGAAGTTTTGGAAGTATTGCACAAGGAAACGATTTAGACGAAACTCCTGATGATTGCTTAGTTTGGAATAGAAATAACGAAGCACAAGTAAAGCAAGCATTTGCAGGCGGCGCGAACGATCATGTTTATGTATTTGAATATACAAATACAGGACAAGAATATACAACCGCAGATGCAGAAATTGTCGGTGCTGGGGATTTTGCAGATGTTGAATATAAATCCTTTAGAACAGGAGCACTGTCTGAGGCAAGGTTAATTAACACACAGGGATCAGGTAGCGAAGGCGGCAGTGGGTTCTTAATAAGACAGGGTTATGCACAAGTAACTGTGGATTCAACATCTTCGATTACATTATCGGCAACTGATGTTACAAAAGATATATCGGAAATTGTTGGCTGTAGAATATTAATAATTTCAGGAGACGGAGGAGGGCAGTATGGCTATATTGCTGATTTTGATCCAGTAACTCGAGTTGTAGACGTACTAAAAGATAGCGACGACCAGCCAGGCTGGGACCATGTTGTGCCAGGTACGCCAATTGAACAGTCGTTAGATTCTACAGCACAATACAGAATAGAACCTAGAATTGTTGCTACAAAACCTAACTTTACTACTACTAATAGGGGTTTGCCGGCATCGAGAGAATTTATAGATATTGCTTTCGGAGGGCATACAAAAACGTATCTTGGATTAACAGCGCAGTTAGGAACTGGAGAAACTTTCGATGGTGATCCAGCGGCAGCAGAATTTAGAGTTGAACGAGTCGGTGCAGTATATAATACTACACTATCTAGTGGCGGCTTAGGATATGCTATAGGAGATACTATAACAATATCAGGAACACAGTTAGGAGGAGCAAGTCCTGCTAACGATATTACAATAACAGTTGAATCAGTTTCAGACGATAGCTCAAACAGTATTTTAACTTTTACTGAAACAGGTACTCCGGTTGGCGGACGTTTTATTTTAATTGATAATGATCAATTTGTATATTTTAGCGAAAATGGTATCAACTGGCAAGAACGTGAATTGTCCTTTCAAGGTTCATTTACGAAAGTTGTCCCTGGATTGGATAGATTTATTGCAATAGCCAGTAATGAAAGTAGATTAAGTTTTTCATATGACGGCGATTCTTGGATCACGCGAGCATTGCCATCTACAGAAAATTGGGTAGATGCTGCATTTGGTAATAATACATTTGTATTAATTGCTGAAAATAGTAATAATGGAGCATATAGCGTTAACGGACTCTCGTGGAGTGCTATGACTCTCCCTACAGGAGATGATTCTACAGGAGATCAGTGGCAAGCAGTTGAATATGGAGCAGGTACTTTTCTTGCAATAGCAGGATCTAATACGAAAGATGTTGCATACTCAACCGATGGCATTAATTGGTCTATGTATAGTAATGTTATACCTGCAGGAAATTATGATTGGGTGAGCTTAGTTTATCATAATAATAGATTTATTGCAGTCGATGCCACAGGAAAAACTATATTTTCATTAGATCACGGCGAAACATGGCTTGTTGGCGGAACAATTGAATATAATACAGGTATAGGAACAACAGAAGTAAGTGTAAAAGATGTAAAAGTTGGAAACGGGTTGTTTATGGCTGTAGGAGATTTTGACGGCGTAGCTAGTAATTTTGTTTTCCAATCACAATTTGGTCTTACATGGGAATCAAAAGAATTGCCATCGAGTCAAAATTGGACTTCGGTAGCATATGCTGATCTTAATAATTTTGGTACTTTTGTAGCAGTGAGTTCAAATTCAACAGTTAGTGGAAGCTGTCAACATATTAGAACAGGTGCACAAGCACTAGTAAGAGCTGATGTATTTCAAGGAAGTTTTCAAAATGTCTTAATATGGGATCCGGGTAGTAATTATACAGACGCTGCTCCGCCAGTCTTTACTGTTACAGACAACTCCTTTGTTGTAGAAGTTGAAATAGACCCGAGACTCGGAAATAACGCTTTACCTCAACCTGATTTTATAAACAGAGGAAGCGGCTATAGAAGTTCGAGTTCAGAAATTACTATTTCAGGAGACGGTTTTGCTGACATTATTCCTGAAGAAAATACATTAACATTAACAGGAGTTAGTATTGTACCAGGACCCGGTGTGCAAATTAGAATTGATGGCATTCTTGATGAAGATACTGTAGATCCAGATGATTTAGATCTATTTACTGGTATTGAAATTATTGACCTCGGAGACGACGGAACCGGAAACGGTACTAGACTTGTTCAGTTTAAAGTAACTCCAAAATTAAAGAACGAATATAATTTACAGCACTTAACAGGAGCAACGTTAAGAAGTAGATATTCGCAGTGTCGTGTTTCGGGACATGACTTCCTTGACATAGGTACAGGAAATTTTGAAGAGACCAATTATCCTGAAATATATGCAGGCGGCGCATTCTTTACTGCTGCACCTGAAAACGAAGTACTTGAGTTAGAAGGCGGACGAGTCTTTTATGTAAGTACAGACCAAGACGGCAACTTTAGAGGCGGCGAACTGTTTAGTGTCGAACAGGCAACGGGTATTGTTACTATTAGTGCCGAGTTCTTTGACTTAGATGGTTTGAGCGAACTAGCACTAGGCGGCGTTAGATTAGGTGGTACAGGTACGGTTGTTAGAGAATTTAGTACAGATCCAACTATGTCAGAAGATAGTAATAATGTTATTCCGACTCAACGGGCTGTTACAACGTTCTTAGAACAACGACTATCAGTAGGTGGCGAAAACTTAGAAGCAAACAATGTTATTGCGGGACGAGTTAGTTTTGGTACCTCAGACAATGTTATTCGAAGTGCGTCAGACGAGTATATATTCTTTGACAGACCAGCAGTTTTTGATGGCGTATACACTGACGAAGACGAAGTTGAACAATTAACTGGAATATCAGGAACAATAATTAGTCAAATGCTTTACTTTAAAGGCTTTGACGAAACCATGCAATAAAGTATAAAAAAAGAAGTATGATAAATACTACAACGCGGAGTTAAATAAATGGCAGAGTTTAAACTAGGTAGAATTAGATTTGTTTGGAAAGGTGCTTGGACATCTTCTACAACATATTATCAAGATGATGTTATATCACTTGGAGGTAAGATTTATATTTGTGTTGTAGGACACGAAAGTCAGTCAGACTTCTTTAGTGATTTTGACATTACACCACCAAAATGGAATTTAGTAAGTGATGGTCAAACCTGGAAGGGAGATTGGCAAACAGGTACTGAATACATATATGACGATATTGTTTCATATGGTGCAAGATTATATATTGCAAATACAATACATACTTCTGCCGCAACTATCGAAGACGGTCTTGAAGCAGATTTAGCTAAATGGGATATTTTTGCCGAAGGTCTTGACTGGAAAGGTAATTGGTCAACAGACACTAGATATAGAATTAATGATGTTGTAAAATATGGCGGTACTACATATGTATGTAATACATTACATACCTCTGCTGCAACAGAAGCTCTTGGGTTAGAAGCAGACCAATCTAACTGGGATTACTTTAATCAAGGTCTTGAATATAAAGCAACATGGACAACTGAAACAAGATATAAAATTAACGATGTTGTAAGATATGGTGCAAGTTTGTGGATTTGTACTACGGAACATACATCAGCTGCTGACTCTTTTGCAACAAACTCCGATAAATTTGAAAAATTTGTAGAAGGATTCCAGTACGAAAATGAGTGGAACTATCAAGGCCAATACCAACCAGGAGATATTGTACAGTACGGTGGTAATCAATATATTTCAAAAACTGATAATACTAACGTAATTCCTACAACATTCGATAATACAGATTGGGATCTATTTTCCGAAGGCTTTAAATTCTTAGGCGAATGGGGAGAAGATAGCACAGGCTATGAATATAAAATTGGCGAATTGGTAACACATGGTGGATATAGTTATGTATGTATTGAAGATCATACAGATCAGCAGCCACCTAATATATTATATTGGAAACGCTTAACAACTGGTCTTAATTGGAAAGGCGAATGGGTCGATGATTCGGAATATCTACTAGGAGATGTTGTTCGTTATGGCGATAACTCATATGTTTGCATCTTAGGACACCTTTCTGAAGGCGACGATGGCTCTACCCAAATACCACAAGTAAGTGGTGCAGATAATTCTAGGCCAGATCAAGATATTACCGGCACATACTGGCATATTATTGCAGTAGGTACAGAGCAAAGCGTTTTAACTACATCAGGCGATATGGTTTATTATAGCGGCAGTGCTCCAACAAGATTGCCTATTGGACTAAACGGTCAAGTGTTAACAGTAAATCAGTCAGAAATACCTGAATGGGCATTTGTTGGCTCAACCGAAGATGTTTATTATGTTGCAGAACACGGCGTTGATGAACCTGCACCAGTTTACGGTCAATCAATTGACCGTCCTTGGAAAAGTATTAGATATGCAGCAGCACAAGTAGAGCAAGGCGCTAAAAATCCATCAACAGCAAGATTACTAGAAATGAATCGTAGATTTATTCAACGAGAAATTGTTGAATGGACTGATTATCAAATAACTAATGGACTTACTCCATTTACTACAGATTTTGATTACAATAGCGCAAAATGCGAAAGAGATATGGGTCTTATTGTTGATGCACTTGTCTGGGACATTACGCATGGCGGCAATGTGCGCTCAAGAGAAGCTGCACTTGCATATATAAATGATACTATAGGATCACCGTATCTAGGACAGAAAACAGAAACAGTTGCGTCAATTACATATGGTTTAGAAGTAATCGAAGCTGTACTAAATCAAGCTGCACCAACAGTTAATTATCAAAGCACTAACGGAGATAATTCAACAGCAGTTGTTGATCAATGGTTTGATGGTACAATCGAAGCAGAATCGACTCTTGCAAATATTACATCACTTACTGGAATTATAACCGATGCAATTACGGCAGGTGTTGCTGATAACATTCCGGCAAGAGAAGAACGAACAACACTAATTAAAGTATCAACTGGTAGGTACTATGAAGTTCTTCCAATTATTGTTCCGGCACTTTGCTGTATTATGGGCGACGAATTACGTGCTACAAATGTGCAGCCGAGAACAAAATATAATCAAGCAAACAACTTAACACCAAAAGGCGATGTAAAGTATAGTTTTAAAGCACTAGAAAGAATGGAAGCTATTATCGGCGATGTTGTTACTGGTAATGCGGTTTCTAAAACTACAGGAAATACAGAAATACAAAGCCAAGAATGGCCATTTGCTGAAACTGCTGTTGTTGCTCCACAAGTTGAAAAACTAGCAAGAACTATTAGACGTGCTATAGATGATAAACTTGAAACAAAAATTGAAACTATATACGAAAACGCATGGGACATGTCTACTCCTGCTAACGGACGTTCAAGAGATTTATTTTTACTTAACAAAGAATTTATTCAAGAAGAAATTCTTGCATACATTGCTGATCAGTATCCAAACATTTTGTATAGTAAAACAAAATGCAAAAGAGATGTATCGCTAATTATGGATTCTGTTGCATATGATTTAACATATGGAGGAAACTGGGCAAGTGTTGAAGCAGGTAAAGCATATTTTAATGGCAATACCGGAACACTACAAATTGATAGTAGTGAAAAAACAGCAACACTAGCAGCATATCAGTATCTTAAAGAACTAATGCAAACAACCGGACGAAATATTGCAGTTTCTCCTCTTTATCAATCAGAAACAGAACAAATTCAAGGAACCGGCGGCAATGTAGGTGCATCGACTATTATTGGCAATGTAATGGATGATCTAATTACAGTAATTAGAGACGGCATTGCAAACGCTCCAACAATTACTAAACCTTCGTACACTGATGCTGATATTACTACAATTGAAAGTGCTGTTAACGGAGACCTATCAACAATCCAAGAACAAACTATTGATTTTATTAATGCAAACTTTGGAACATTTACATATAACAGTGCAAAAGAGCGTACAGATCTTAGTAATGTTGCTACTGATATTGCATATGATGTTGCTTTGGGTACTAATTATAATGCTATATTTAATGGCATTGCACATAACAGACCTACAGGTGCATACGGAATTGCAGATTCTAAAACACAAACTGTTGGAGCATTGAGGTATATAAGAGATCTAATTATTGACGATTTATCAGATTCTACTGCAATCACAAGAGTAAGTAATGCATATGTTGAAGTAGTAGATATTATTAATAACGGAAATGGTTCTGCAGATACATTTACATATCCAGCTCCTGCAACACTTCCAACAACTGATGCAGATGCTGCATTTAATAATATTGAAGCAAATAAAGATTTTATTATAGCAGAAATCACTGCATGGATTGCTGATCAATCTGGCGGTATATGGACAGATTTTACATACGATTCGACTAAGTGCGAAAGAGATGTTGGATATATTGTAGAAGCAATGAAGTATGATATACTTTATGGCGGAACAATGGCAACAACAAGAATTGCAGAATCATATTTTGGAACCGACGGCGCAGCTTACCCAGCAGGACAAACTGCACAAACATCAGCTGCATATGGTAGATTGCAAACTATACTAGATTTAATTGCTAGAGAACAACTAGTAACTGTATCGTCGACAAATTTAGAAATACAAACTACATTAGGCGATCCCGGCACTGCAACAGAAGGCAATGCGTTAATTGCAAAAATGCAAATTATTATTGATGTATTAGATGCAGGAAACACTACAGGACTTCCGGCAGTTGTGCGTCCAAACTTATCAGCATTGGCAGTAAGTGCAACGCTACAATCTGAAAAAACAGCAATTGATAATGGATTAGCACAAAACATATTAGACACAATACAATATATTACAGATACATATAACGAATTTGTGTTTAATCATGTAAAATGCTCACGAGATATTGGATTAATTTTTGACGCAGCAGAATATGATTTAGCACTAAGCACAAACTTCCAAAGTCTTTTTGCAGCATTATCGTATTTAAGAGCTCCAAGTGCAAATGTTTTATTAGACCAAAAAGAAGCTTCGATTGCAGCATTTGAATTTGCAAGATTAAAAATTAAAGACATTATAACAGCATCTGGTGCAGGCGGCGCCACAATAGCTGCATTTAACAATCAAGTTGATACAACTTGGGAATACGTTGATGATATTGTCTTAGGCGGATCGTCAGAAGGAAGCAATGCGCAAGTTGAAGATATAGAAGTTTACAATGCAATTAGACAGCTAGAAATGAATAAAGACTTTATGGTAGCTGAAGTTCAAGCACACGTTGACAACTACTTTAAAGACACTGTTACTGAAACAAACGCATCTAATAACCAATTTGAAATTTCAAGTACTGCTTGGATGGAAGAAAATATGGAAATTAGATTTACTAATCCAGATGATTCTACCGATGCAATAACTAATGCTGGTCTCGATGATAGTATTACTTACTTTGTTAAGAGTATTGTTGACGATACACATTTTACAATTTCATTATTTAAATATGGTTCTACAACCGTAATACAACAACACAACGAAGTGTTTGACGTAGCTCCTGTTTACGATTATAATACAGAATTATGTACTCGAGATGTAGTTGCATATGTTGATGCAATGAAATGGGATTTAACATGGGCGTATAAGTGGAAGAGAGAATATACAGATGGAATAACTTTTTATCGTCCAGGTATATATAAAACAAAACTTGCTGCAAGATATTATATTAATAGTGTAATCGGATCGCAAGAAGAAGATTTCTACTACATGCGTAATGGTACAGGTTTACGTTTACAAACACTCGATGGGTTGCGTGGCGACTTAACACCTACAAATGCATACGGTACGTCGAGAGTAACAGCGGGTGCTTATGCATCGCTTGACCCAGGTTGGGGACCAAACGACCAACGTGTATGGATTACATCACGTTCACCGTATTTGCAAAATAATACAACATTTGGTTATGCAGCAGTTGGTCAAAAAATTGACGGAGCTCTGCATAACGGCGGCAATGACTCAATGGTGTCGAATGACTTTACACAGGTTATTAGTGATGGTATTGGAGCCTGGATCACTAACAATGGTAGAGCAGAACTTGTGTCAGTGTTTACATATTACTCGCATGTAGGCTACTTAGCAGAAAACGGCGGACGTATTCGTGCAACAAACGGAAACAACTCATACGGAACTTGGGGTTCGGTAGCTGAAGGCGTTGATGCAGACGAAGTACAAGTTACTGGTCTTGTAGACAACAGAACTCAATACAGTGCAACTGTATCGCAGGTTAATACAGATAACAATCAAATATTAAACTACGAATTTGGCCATGCAGGCAATGACTATACCGAAGTAGCATATGATGTATTTGGCGCAGGCGATAGCGAAGTTGTCGTTGGCGACGAATTTAGAGATGACGGCGTTTACCGTGTAAGAATTGAAGAAGTAAACGACTCTTCAGGCGCAGCTGGCGGCAGCGGATATGTAGTAGTAGGTAATACTGCACAAACTGGTAGCAATACTGGAATATTCCTTGCTGCAACAGATGGTAATATTTCATCAGCATACCCAGGAATGAAAATTTATATTGTTGGCGGAGCAGGAATTGGACAGTATGGTATTATCAATACTTATAATTCAGGATCAAAAGAAGCAACAGTTATTAGAGAATCAGACGGACTAGCAGGATGGGACCATGTTGTTCCAGGAACACCTTGGGTAACACCGAATTCAACATCAGTGTATCAAGTTGAACCTAGAATTGAGTTTAGCGGCCCAACAAAAACTTCTGGTAATTTAACACTACCGTCATCTAGTACTTGGACTGATGTAAAATATATTGAAACATCAGCTGAGTATGTTGGATTAGCTACAACTACTGACTCGGATGGCAACGGTGCAACATTTGATGTTATTAGGAACGGAAGTAAGTATTACGTAACTTTAAACGGCGGCGGTTCTGGATATAATAGACTTGATACTGTTATTATTTCAGGAACTAGCTTGGACGGAGTTGCAACAACAAACGATATTACTATTACAATTACTACTATTAATAGTGCTACTGGTGCTATAGTAGACTTTGATTTTACTGGTGTTGGACAAAAGGGTAAATTCTTAGCAGTATCTAGTACTACTGCTAGTGCAGTAAGTGTAGACGGAACAACATTTACAGCAGAGACATTACCTAGCGCAGGATCAGGAGTATGGTCAAGAATAGCATCCGGGCTGCAATACGACGGATCGTCAACATATAAAGAAAGTGTAATAGTTGTTGTTGCAGACGGAAGTAATAATGTTGCTTATTCGGCAGATGCTGATACATGGTCAACTAGTTCACTTCCGGGAGGAATGAATACTGGAGCAGAAACAAGAATTACATTTGGTTCTATTATTGATACTCTTGCAAATAGATTCGTTGCAATTAGTTCTGCAGACAGAGATGTTGCTTACTCAGACGATGGCGGCCAAAACTGGACACTTACTACTGATGGATTATCAGCTATCGGGTTTGATTCTATTACATACGGCGCAGGAGTATTTGTTGCAATAGCAAGCGGCACAACAAGCGCAGCATGGTCAAATAACGGGATTGTATGGAACGATGTAACTCTTCCAGGTAATGCAGGATCAGATATTACATTTGGCAACGGGAGATTTATTGCACTTGGCGGAGCTAACGGTACTATGTATAGCCTAGATGGTAAGACGTGGTATGATCCAGAAAGATCAGAAGGTACTGCTCTAACACTTAACTTAACTGCAACAGAGCGCAGAATTGCATACGGACACGGCATGTTTGTTATTACTTCAACTGATACTGACGAAATTGAATATTCAGAAGATGGACAGGTATGGACTGCTTATACATTAAGCGGTGGAGCAATTGCTGGCGGATTTAATGCAGTAGCATTTGGCAATCCGCAAAGAACAGGTCAATTTGTTATACTACCATTTAACGCTGGTACAGGTGCAAAGTATGCTAACATTGGTGCAAGGGCTAAAGGAAGAGCAAGTATTTCAAATGAGCAATTATTTGAAGTTAGGCTTAGTGAACCAGGTTCAGGTTATAGTACAGAACCTACAATTACAGTAACAGATCCTAATAACATTAATGATGTTATCCTTTCTGTTAGAATTGGCAAAGGTGCTCTTGCAAATCCAACTTTTGTTTCTCGAGGCAGTGGATATACAGCAGCAAGTGCGGATGTTAATGCAAATGCAAGTAATGGTGTTGCAGACTTCTTCCAAGACGGACAATTTGTAGCTGTTAGAAGATTAACAGAAAGACCAGTACCTGGATCAAACGTTGTATTTGGATCCCTTCCAGGACAATATTTTAAACTTGTTAACGTAGTTAGCTTTAGAGGCCTAAATGAAGGATCATACACTGCGTTCTTGCAACTTTCGCCTAACATGGAAATTGAAGATGCCCCTGCTGACGGCGATAGTGTAGAAATGCGTATTAGATTCTCGCAAGTACGTCTAACAGGACACGATTTCTTAGACATTGGTACAGGAAACTTTGTAGATACTAACTATCCTGGAATACCAGTAAATGCTCCGCAACAGGATCATGAAACAAACGAAGAAAACGGCGGGCGTGTGTTCTACACTGCAACTGACCAAGACGGCAACTTTAGAGTTGGCGACTTGTTTAGTGTTGAACAAGCAACAGGTGTTGCTACATTGAATGCAGATGCATTTAACATTGCAGGTCTACAAGAACTTACACTAGGTGAAGTTACATTAGGAGGAAACTCTGCAAGTATTACTGAATTTAGTACAGACCCGTTCATGACAGCTAATTCGGATACTATTGTTCCGACACAGCGAGCAGTAAAAGCATACATCGAAGCACAAATTGGTGGCGGTGGTGCATCGCTTGTTGTTAACTCAGTAACAGCAGGTGATATCTTTATTGGAAGCAACTTAATTACATCAGTAAGCGGTGATCCGATAAATATAAAAGCAAACATAGTGTTTAGCGGAACAGTACTAGGCTTACCATTAGCGTACAACTACTTCTTAAGAACATAAACATTGGAGAAATAAAAAATGGCAAATGGAATATTACAAGGCACAAGTGGAACTAATCCAGTAACACCGACTGCCGCAACAGATACAACTGTTTACGAAGTGCCTGTGGATACTTTTGCAGTTATATCAGTTAATGCTGTAAACAGAGGAGTTACAGAAGCAACAGTAAGTGTTGCTATAGCAAGCACTACTACACCAACGGCATCGGAATGGATTGAATTCGAAACTTCTGTTTTGGCTAAAGGTGTATTAGAACGCACAGGAATCGTTGTAGATGCTGGAAAATTTATTGTAGTAAACACAAGTAGCGGTGATTTTACTGTAATGGTTTACGGTATAGAAACAGCAACAGCGTAAGGGGTAAACAATGCCAAGACGAATTACAGTAGGTAAAACAGGTTCAACAGTTTTAGGACAATTATCATCTAGAGAAAATAGCCTAATTTCTGTTAAAACTGATGATGATATCATAATGGAGCCGAATGGCAATGGCGAGATTGTCATGGAAAGTCATGTAAAAATTGACAACGGACATTCTTTAAAACTAGCCGAAGACGACGGAACTAGTAGTATAATTTTAACTGCACCGTCTACGTTAAGTGGAGATACAACGTATACACTACCAGGGTCCGGAGTTACAAACGGTTATGCATTAATAACAGATGGATCTGGAAATTTAAGCTGGACTGACTTGTCATTAGTTATAACTAATGACACAACAAGTGGTGGAACTTTTTATCCAATGTTTGTAAGTTCTACTTCGGGTGCTATTAACACAGCTAATGTAAGTAGTGGTAAATTGTCTTATGTTCCTCAAACAGGAACATTAACATCAACTATCTTGGTTGAGTCATCGAGTATTACATTGAAAGAAAATTTAAATCCAATAACAGACGCATTAGATAAGGTACTTAGCTTGAATGCATTTACATACGATAGAAAAGACGGAAGTCAGATTAATGAAGCAGGTTTAATAGCAGAAGAAGTTAACGATGTTATACCAAATGTTGTTAGTAAAGATGCAGACGGAAATCCAGACGGTATTAATTATACTCGCTTGACAGCTTATCTAATTGAATCTGTTAAAGAATTAAAACAACAACTTGACTCTTTACAAAAAGCATAAATACATTGACAGGAGATTAAAGAGACATGGCACAATTACAAGCAACAACCGTAAATGGTACAGTAGTTGATGTTGTTACAGAAAATGTAAAAACAGGTAATCATACTTTAGCACTAGAAGATAGAAATAAAGTAGTTGCTATGAATAATACATCGACAGCATCGGTAACAATACCCAACGATAGCAGCGTAAACTTTCCAGTAGGCTCACTTATTTACATTAATAGAGTTAATTCGGGCGCAGTTAATCTAGCAGCAGCAGCCGGCGTAACATTAAGTAAAACTGGCTCATTTGGATCTAATGAAGAAATTTACGTAAGAAAAAGAGCAGCTAATACCTGGATCGTTGTAGACGCACCGTCTCCGGCTAACGTAGTAGCTTCTGGAACTTATTCGGCTATTCAAAGTGGATTTTTATTTACTGGTAGCGGCAGCGTAATTGTAGGATAATTTAGGAGAAAACATAATGCCATTTGTAAGCAGCATTAGACGTAATTATGATAAAAACAACTCTAAAACTTTAGACGAACAAGGTTTAGAGATTGTTGGTGGTGATGAGGTATATACAGCCGGCGGCTATAAAATACATATGTTTACTACCAATGGAGATTCAGAATTAGTTATTAGACCAAAAACAGGTGTTGATATGCCAGCTATGCAGCTTCAAGCAGCATCAGCAGACCTTGAATATCTAGTTATTGCAGGTGGCGGCGGTGGCGGCTATCATGTAGGCGGCGGTGGCGGCGCAGGCGGATATTCAACAGCTACAGGATCGTTTACTGGCGGTTCGACACCAGTAAGTGTTGGCGGACGCGGCAATGGTCCGTCAAACGGAGGTCCATCAGTTGGAAAT